GTGACCAAGTACTACGGCTACAACTACGACAGCGTCTTCGTCGGCTTGCCGCTTGAGGCGGACACAGCGACGGTAGTCAAGCCGGAAGAACCGCCCACTACGGTGGCCAAGGCGGGCGCCGAATACCTGAGTATCCGCGACCTCAACGGACTTGCCGAGGCCATCGAGGATATCGCGAGGCGCGTCAAAGCTCTTGAACTCAATAACCTCGCGAACGCCATAGAGGACATCGCGAGCCGCGTCGAGGCCCTCGAGAAGGAATTGGCGGCCGCCAAGAAGAACGAAGCCGACGCCCGTCTGGCGCTCGATCTGATGAACCAGCAGCTCGGCAAGGAGCACGAGCGGGCGGAGGCGGAGAAGAGGCGGGCAGACGAGGCGGAGCGGAAGGCCAATGAGCTGGAGAAGGCCGCCGAGATCGTGGCCGCCGACCACATGACATCGCCAGACGTGACGGTCGTCGACGCGCTCAAGGCCAAGGCCGAAGCGTATCGACGGCAAAAGGAAGTGGAAGAGCTGAAACAGCGCCTTTTCAGGGATTTCATGGAGTCCATGAGGGCGCGGGAGCGCATGATGATCGTCGGGCCAAAGGTCGAAGAGACGATACGCAAGGTCGTGAGCAAGGAGAAGCCGCCCCGCAGCGAGCGGCCGAAGCTAGGCCGCGACGAAGTGGAAGCGAAGCACAGGGGTGCGAACCCCAAGAAGTGGAGCGTGTGATGCCAGGCGATTTGAACATCCAGAACGAGCCATGCAACTGCCCGCCAGACCAGTGCGCCATGTTCTGCGACCCGCCGGCTGAATGCGTCAATAGACTGGATGGGGAGGTGATCGTACAGACCTGTCCGGTCTGCGCCCCGAGTCAGACGTGGCATCAAAATGACGAGTGCTTGCGGTGCAGGTCAGAGAGGAGCCGCGCGGAGGGGTGTAGCAGTGGAGAGCTTTCGCGACGTGATGGTTTGGGCCGCATTGCTTCTCGCGGCGCTGATGCTTCTGGCGGCGGTGCTGTGATGGACTGGCGCGAGAGACTGGCGCGGGTGCTGTGGGAATTTGACCGCGCGGACATGCCCGAGAGCAGCATAGTTCACAGTATAGACCCGCTGGATGAGGGCTGGGGCTATTTGGAGCAGGCCGACGCCATCCTCTCCGCGATCGACGCGGCGGGGTGCGAGATAAAGTCAAGGTAAGAAACCAGACAGCCTGGCACAGACGGGGCGCCCTTGCGGCGCCCCGTTTTCTTTGGGTACTGTGGCATATATGTGGCAGGCAAGTCGTTCGGTTTTATTCTCAAGCAGACGGGGACTGGAGGGAAAGGTTAATGCTTGGGCGTATATACGAGGGGCTGCGGCTCATCTTGTATCTTCTTACCCCAGACACGCCGAAGGCGCGCGGGGACAGGGCGAAGCTCTTGGCCAAGATGATAATAGAGGCGTTGCGGGTGCGAGGGATCAGCATGGCGGCGTCGAGGCAAGAGGACGATCTGGAGGAAGTGTTAACGGGGGTCTTGTGCCGGTGCGGCGTGCCGGGGCGGCTGTGGAAGTATCCGACGGAAGCGCCGCAGATGGAGAAGGAGGGCTGTCCGCATCTGGAGACGGACAGCACGATGGACTTCGACCCGAAGTCGATCCTGGGGAAGTCCGGGCAGGCGACGTACAAGTGGTCCTGTCTGGCGTGCGGCTCGGAGAAGGTGTGGATTGGGCCAGCGCCGAAGTCGCTGCTGCGGGAGGCGGCGGAGTGAGGATGCGGGCGCACCACCAGCGGAGCTGGTCGTCGGTCAGGGTGTGGCGCATGATGTTGACGGCGGCGCAGACCAGACGGATGTTCGAGAGTTCGTAGGGGCGGCTGCTGTCGATGCGGTCGACCGAGGCGTTGGTGGGGACCCAGCCCTCGCCGTGGCGGTGTGTCATGGGCACGCCGCTGAGGGCGCACAAGCCGTTTTGAGAGTCCCACAGGCGCGCAAGATCATCGGGGGTAGGAAGGGGCAGGTCGGCGGGCCATCGCGCGTCCTGCGCCTTCCTGGCGGCCCTGCGGGCCATCGCGCGGGCAAGGCTGCGAAGGTAGTTCGGGAGTGAGTTCATGCGGCGCGCCGAGTGGCGCGCCTTGCAGGGTTTGCAGTATCCGTAGGGGAGGCCGGCCAGTCCTTTTCGTTCGGCGTCGCGTCCCTTGCGGACGTTGAAGTCAGTTAGAGGTCGAAGTCGTTTGCAGGCCGGACAGCGTCGCTGTCCGTCTGGCATGCGTCAGTCTTCGAGTTTTCCTCGAACGCATTCGTGGCGATAGGCTTCCGAGAGGAACTCGAGGGCGCCCATACCGCGGAAGACGTCGTCGCGGATGCTGCCGTTGATCCAGGTGCGAATGCCGCCCTGGGAGATGGCCACGGCCGCGAAGCCGGTGACGTCTCCGCTCTTTGCGCGGCGCAGCAGGTGCTTGGCACCGTCAATGACTTCCTTGGAGGGGCACGGTTGCACCTCACGTATGTTCGTGACGCGCTTGCGTTTGAGCTTGTTCATGCGGCGTCCTTGCGTTGGGGCAGCTCGCCGAGGATGGCTAGGCGAGTGCGCAGAAGTTCGACAAAGTTCGAGAGGCGCATCACGACGAGGGAGTCCTCGACCGGCATGCGGTTGCGGCGGGTCACGACGACAGGCACGTCTGGCGAGCCGGTGCCGGTCCTCCCGCGCTCGGCCTGCTCGAGGGCCTCGTAGGGGCGGAAGCGCTCGGTGCGCTTGGCTTCGACCCAGACGCCGGGCAGGCCAATGAGGTCGGCGGAGCCACCGCCCGAGAAGGTGCGGCCGCCGCCTGAGAGGGGCGCGCGGCGCACGCGCTCGCACCCGTCGAAGAGCGTCTGGTTGAGGTAGTCGGCCAGGGCGCGCTCGTAGGAGTCGCCCTTGGACTTCGGGGATTTCAGGCGTGGCACTGATCTTCCTGATTTCGATTGCCGGCCGCCGGCCCCAAGGCCGGGCGGCCGGTTTCCTGAGCCGTTTCCCCCTGGCAGCAGTCGACGATGACCGACTTGCAGCGCGGGCATTGGTAGTGGCCGTGGACGTATTCGAGGATGACCTGCGTCTGGCAGCGCGGGCACTGCCACTCGATGGTGATGGTCATGTGACTTACTCTGTCGCTTCCCGAGTTGGCCCCGGAGGCGCGTTGGCCATTTGCAAGCCAACGCCGGCGACAACGATGCAGGCCGTCTGGCGGTCGGGGATGAGGAGGGCGGTCCAGGAGCCGGTGGACGGGTTCGCGGTGACGACGAGAAGGTTGCCGACGTTGGTGACGCCGCGGATGACGGGACGCTCCCCGAACTCGTTGGCCAGCGAGGAGGCCACACCGGCGGCCGGGAAGCAGACGGCCTCGACCGTGCGGAACTCGACGCCGGGCGGCTCCTGGGCCGAGACGGCCGAGGCGATCATGAGGGCGATGGCCGAGACTACGAAGGCCAGCACGATGTAGGTGACGGGGCGCTCCTTGTAGCGGTTCCAGAGGGACCGGACATACGCCTTCATGGGGTTCTCCTTGGCGGGTGGGGACTGTTTGATCCTCCGCGTCTTGAGACGGCGGGTCGTCCCGGTCGGGCCGCCAGCGTGAGCAGACCCGGCGCGGCGCCCGCGGCCGCGCACAGAAGGAAGACGCCCAGCAGTTTGGCCGCCTCTGCCCAGCCACTGCGGAACAGGGCCACGAGGATGATCCCGGCCGCCAGCGCCGAGAGGAGCGCTATGAGGCGGACGAGGAACGCGATCGCGTTGTCGTTAGTCACGGCGCGACTTCCTGCTTCTGCGCCACGCCTCGGTCGGCTCCACGGAGCACAGGCGGAACGAGACTTCGGCCGCGAGCCACCAGCCGAGCGCGGGCAGCCACATGCCGGCCTTGAGCGCGAGTGAGATGGGCACGGCGTAGAAGAGACACATGATCGTCATTCCGCGGTACAGGTCGCGCAGGTAGGCTTCGCGTTCGGTCATGTCTTCCTGCATGTCAGTAGTCCGGGTAATAGGGCCAGGTCGGCTCGCCTCGGCGCTTCAGGCACGCGATGGCGAGCTGGAACCGAAGGCTGCCAAATTGGTTTCCGGAGCCGGGGCACGGCGCCCTTGCCGCCCATCGCTCGATGAGGCCATCTCGGTGGCGCTCGATGAGCCGGTCGATGAGGCGGTCGATAGGATTGTGCCGACTGCGTCTGCTGAGCCGGTCGAGGAGTCGGTCGAGGAACCATTCGAGCACGCGCGTTACTCCTCCCACGTCACGGCCACCTTCACGGCGCGGTCGCCGCGCTTGCGGCAGGTGGCCCAGAGCTTGCGGGTGATGTCGTCTGGCGGGGTCTTGGGGAAGCCTGGCCAGAAGTAGCGGACGTGGTTCTGGATGGCACCACGTCTGGTCAGGGACTGGCCGGTGTAGAGGCCATGCCTGCCGACGATGGCCCAGCGGATTTCGCTGCGCCATCTACCACTCGTCTTCGGACGCTTCATGGAAGCCTCGCTTGCGGCGGCAGGCGGTACAGAAGTACCACCACTTTGGTCTGGTTTCCGTGGAGCCGCAGCCCATGCAGGGGCGGTTCCACTTCTGAACGTTGGCGTCGCGCCGGAGCTGGTACTTTGCGCCAGGGAAGTCGGCCAGGCCGTGGCGCATCAGGATTCGTTTCAGGGTGTCGAGGCAGCAGCCCAAGCGGGCGGCCATCTCGGGCAGCGGGCGCTTCTCGGCGATAGCGTTGCGCAGCCAGTCGAGGTCCTCCGGCGAAACGCGGATGCGTTTCGGCATGAGGCACTCGCTTGTGGAGAAGACGCTCCGCCCGGCCGAGGCCCTCAAGGCCGAAGGCCGGGCCTTGATTGGCCGGATGTGGCCAATCCTTCACGAAGGGGTTGACAGCCTTCCGGCCGCTCCCCCCTATAACCCCCCTTAGAACTTCATGAAGTTCATGAAGTTGATCGCTCGCCCCCCTCTGTTGGGGGGCTCGCTGAAGATCATGAAGTTTTGAACAGTTGAACATATAAGGCGCGCGTGTCATGCGGCGCCTCCCAGCGCCGCCCAATCGAGCTGGCGCCTTCCCACTCCCCACTTCATCGCTTCCCGCGCCATCGCGTGGGCCTTGCGCACTTCCAGCTTGAGGATCTTCTCGTCGTCTCGGACGCGCATGTAGGTCTCGGCGTCGAGCGGCCCCTTGTCGAAGTTGCACTTGCGGCAGGCGGCCACGAGATTGCGGCGGTCCCAGGTGCCGCCGAGCCATTGCGGCAGCTTGTGGTCGAGCGTCGGCGTGCGGCCGCACTTGCCGAACGAGCGCCCGCAGTAGAAGCAGACGCCACCCTGCGCCTTGACGAGTTCCGCGGTGAGGCGCCGCTTGGCCTTCGGGCTCATGACGCCTCCCCGATCCCGAGCCACGCGCGGATCGTGCGGCTCGGCACCTTCCACTCGTTCGCGATCTCCAGGACCGTGCGGCCAGCGGCCCACATGCCGCGCGCGCCGTTCCGCGGCGACGGGTTCGACACCACGAACTGGCGGCCGTCGTCGTCTTCGGCGATGCCGATCTTGGCCGTGACGTGGTTCTCCGTCTGGCTCCGCAGCTTGCCGTAGGGGACTTCCCACGCCGTCAGCAGGCGGGCCGTCGAGCCGGTCCTGCTCGCCTTCGCCTCGGCCAGCGCTCGGAGCTTGGCCACCGTCTCGACGTCGCACTTCCCCCTTCTTTCCTCGGCCATGGCCTCGTTGTCGAAGAGCTGCGTCACGCGCATCTGCGTCTCGACGTTCGAGAGCTGGTTCGAGCTGCCGGCCTCGCGGCCGAGTCCGTGCTCGTTCGGCTTGTTCGCGTGGTGGACCACGACGACGCTGATGCCGGCGTTGCGCAGGTCGAGCAAAAGGCGGTTGACCGGCGCCCAGGCGGCGGCGTCGTTCTCCTCGAGGCCCATGAAGGCGGTGCGGATCGTGTCGATGACGACGATGTCCGGCTGCACGGCGGCGATCCACGCCGCCAGGCGCTGCTTGCCTTCGTCGGTGTTGAGGTTGATGTCGCCGCCGTTCTCCGGGGCGATGAGCGACGGCGCCCAGATCGCGAAGTTCTGGCCGGGGTCGCCGTAGGCTTCGGTCAGCGTCTTGACGCGCGAGGCGATCGTGGCCGCGCCGTTCTCGAAGTCGAAGTACAGGACCTTCCAGGGGCGCGTGATCTCGTAGATGTTGGCGAAGCTACGGCCCAGGGCGGCGTGCCAGAGCACGTTCTGGAGGAACAGGCTCTTGCCGCCGCCGGTCCAGCCGTAGACCATCGTGATCGAGCCGCGCGTCATCCACGGGTCGATCAGGAAGCAGCGCGAGCGCAGAGCCGCCTCGATGATCTCGACGTCCGAGGGGTAGACCGGACGCAAGACGCCGGCGCTTTCGGGCGCCGGTGCGGGCTGGGTCTCGACCTTCGGCTTCTTGCGAGAGCCGTCGGCCTCGTAGTCGTCGGGATGGTTGGCCCGGTCCATGGTCAGGACGGAGCGGGCCGTGGCCTCGATCTCGCTCTGCTCCAGGGGCTCGGCGAAGAACGCTTCCTGGAAGGCGTCGGCAGCGATCAGAAGCTCTTCCTGATCGTCGACTCCCTGGCGGACCAGCTCGCCCAGGTACTGCGTGAGCGCGTTGTTGCGCCCGTCGCCGTCGTTGAACTTCCTGCCCAGACGCTCGACGCGCTTGGCCATCCGGTCCCAGACGGGGAGGAAGTCGTCTGGGTTCGGCAGGCCAACGCCCGAGAGATCCAGCGACTCGAAACTGAACTCTCCGGCGGGGATGTCCGTGACGTCCTTGAGACTGGGCTTGCCGCGCCAGACGGGGCAGTCGTCCCAGTCCAGGTAAGTCGGCTCCCACTCGTACTTGTGGTCGCCCTTCTCGGCGTTGCGCGAGATTGAGGGCGGAATGATGACGTACCCGCCGTCGCCGCGGAAGTCGAGGTGCGGGATTTCGTATAGCCCGTATCCTCGGACGGCGTTGTGCGCCACGTTCTTGAAGCGCTCGCCGTTGCGCGGGTGAGCGAAGTAGTAGTGCCGGCCGCGCCGCGTGCGAACCGAGAACGGGCTGGTCAAGCCGTTGGCCTCGCACCAGGCCACGGCCTCCGGCGTGTCGGCATCGACGACGACGACGCCGCTGAGGGCGCCGGTGGCGACGGCGAGGTTGAAGCCGGACCAGGCGGCGAACCAGGCGTCGACCTCTTCGTGTGTTGGCAATCTGCTTTGATAGACCTTCCAGTCGATCAGGGGCTTCTTCGTGATGGGGCTGATCGGAATGACCGACCAGCCCCGCTCGATGTACTCGATGGCCGCGTTGTAGAGTTCGCGGTCGTGTTGTTCTTGCGGTGACGTCGCTGTCATTTGTCCTTGTCTTGTGGGTTAGGACACGACTTCCTCGAAGTAGTCGTCCAGATCCAGGTGCGGGGCCGCGGCCTTAAGCCGCTCCAGCACCCCGACGCTGAAGCGTCCGGTCTTGATCCAGCGGTAGGGCGCCGTCCGTGGCGCCCCGGTGGCGTCAGAGGCGGCCTTGGCGCCCCCGACGTCCTCAATGAGGCGTCGCACATTCAACTTTCGTTGCATGCTGGCTCCCCTGCCGGTTGAAGGGTTGTCTCGTATGTTATACGGCCGAGGGCCTTGCTTTTCCAAGGAATCGGCCTCAATCGGCCGAATGCGGCGGTGCGGCGGGGTTGTTTCCGAGTCTCGTCGGCAATACAACGTTCGATGTTTTCGGAAGTCGGGCCGATCGAGGCCGACACCATCGCAGGAGAGTCATGAGCAAGTTCGATGAATGGGAGGCGGCAGAGGCGCCGCCCGAGAAGTCGAGCCGACTGGAAGAACTCGCCAAAGACTACCTCCGCCTCAAAGAGCAGGCGGAGATCATCAAGACAAAGCTGGACGTCGTTTCCGCCGAGATCGCCTCGCACACGCCCGAGGAGCCCGGCGAGTTCAGCTTGCGCGCCGGCAAGAAGGTGATTGTCGTCAAGCGGTCCGAGAAGTGGACCTGGGACAGCGAGGCGCTTGAGGCGCTGTACGGCGGACGCGCGCTGCCCGAGTACGTGAAGCGCAAGCTGTCCGTGGCCCGCAAGGACTACGACCGTCTGGACGCGGACGTGCAAGCGGAGCTGAACAAGGCGCTCACCCGCTCGCCTAGCGCGCCTCGCATCAGCGTGGTGGAGGTGGCATGACGTTCAAGCCCATGTCCACCGCCGACCTGGAGGCCGACGGCCCTATCAAAACCCTCCTCTACGCGCACCACGGGTTCGGCAAGACCACGCAGGCCGTCCACTACAAGCGCCGCTATGGCCCCGGCTTCGTAATCTCTGGCGAGGCGGGCCTGCGCTCCATCATGCACGAGAAGATCGACTACCTGCCGTTCAGCTCGTGGGATGGGCCGCACGACCCGGCCAACGGCATCTACTCGTTCAAGGGCATCTGCCAAATCATCAACGGCCCCGAGTTCAGGCACGCCGGCTACAAGTGGATCATGCTGGACAGCCTCACCGAGGCGTCCGACCGGCTTCTCGAAGAGCTGGAGGAGAAGCACCGCGGCTCCAAGAACGGCTTCCAGTTGTGGCAGGAGTACGCGAGCCAGATGCTCGGCGCCTGCAAGTGGGTGCGCGACCTGCCCTACCACGTTCTCGTCACGGCGCTGGCCAAGGAAGAGAACGACGACAACGGCGGCACGGACTACTGGCCCATGGTCAAGGGCAACGCCGTCGGCAAGCAGCTTCCCGGCATCTTCGACAACGTTCTGTGCGGCGTTCGCGTGACGTCAGGCGATCGCACGACGCCGAAGGTCGACCGCTACGTCATCACCGACGAGGTCCGCGGCTGGCACGGCAAGGTTCGCGATCCTCGCCGGCGCCTCAAGCCGGTCGAGCGGTTCGGCGATCACGTCGACATCACCGAGCTGTTCGAGCGCATGTCCATGCCGGACAGCGAGCACGAGAAGTACTTGAAGGCCATCCAAGCGGCTGCCGCCGCCACGAAAACCTCAGCAGCTTGATTAGGAGTGTCCAATGAGCTGGTCCTTTCGCGACCTCAATCTGACCGGAGTCGAAGTCCAGACGGGCGGCAGCCTCAAGCCGGGGCGGTACGTCTGCCGCGTGAGCGACCCGAAGATCAAGGAGACGCGCAACGGCGGCAGGCAGGTCGAGGTTCGCCTGACCGACATCAACGGCTCCGGCTCCGTGCGCGATTTCATCAGCGTCTACGTGCCGGGCAACACGGAGAACGCCCAGACGGCCCAGCGCATTGGGCGCGAGCGCCTGAAGTCGCTCCTCGTATTCGGAGGCCATCCGAACCCGGACGAGCCGGGTGACATCAAGACGCTCGACGGCCTGATCGTCGGCGTCAACGTCGAGCAGAGCGAGGACTACGAGAAGGACGGCGTCATGCGCAAGGGCGGCGGCCGCCCGGTCAAGCGCGGCGCCGCGTACTTCGATCCGGCCGAGCTTGGCTACAAGCGCGAGGCCGCGCCGTCCTACTCGTATGACGGCGAGGACGAGATCGACGACTCGATCCCGTTCTGAGCCCTCGTGCTCGACGTTCCCGCCATCGAGATCGACAGGGCCTACGAGGCCGATCCGCCGGACTGGCTGAGCAGGACGATCAGCGCCGGCGTGATCGGCCATCCCTGCGAAGCGTTCCTGGCCTACACGCTGCGCAGCTTCCCGGAGGTTCCGGTCCCGCCGCGCGTCAAGCGGGTCTTCAAGGTCGGTCACGTCATCGAGCGTCTTGTCATCGAGGACCTGCGCAAGGCCGGCTACAACGTTTGGGACAAGGACGGGCTCACCGGGAAGCAGTTCACGTACCTGGCCTATGGCGGGCACGTCAAGGCGAAGGCCGACGGCCTGATCGAGATGCGGGACGGCAAGACGCGCCTGCTCGAGATCAAGTCGATGAACAACGCGAACTGGAGCAAGTTCGCCAAGTTCGGCGTGAGGGTGTCGCACCCACGCTACTACTGGCAGGCGCAGCTTGAGATGGGGCTGGCCTGCATCCACGAGCTGCTGCTGGTGGCCTACAACAAGGACACGAGCAGCTACCACTCGGAGATCGTCAAGTTCGACGCCTTCGACTATGCGGCGGCGAACGTGAAGATCGAGACGGTCCTCGGCAACCGCGCCCGCAAGGTGGCGACGAGCGAGGCGGACTGGCGCTGCAAGGAGTGCTCCAAGCGCGACGTCTGCTGGGGCGGCCGGCTCCCCGAGCCGGCCTGCCACAACTGTGCGCACGCCGTCCCGAACCTGAGCGGTGGATGGCACTGCGGCAAGCACAACCGCGAAGCGACCGCGGTGTGCGGAGAGTACGAAGTCTACAGACCCCTACCAAGAGAGTGATGCAAACGAAGACGATCTACCTGTGCGGCCCCATCGAGGGGCGGACGTATGAAGGCGCCGTCGCGTGGCGGAAAGAGTTCGCGCGAGCGATGCCGCCCCACATCCCCTGCCTGTCCCCAATGAGGGGCAAGGAGTACCTGGCCGACTTGCCGACGATGCCGTTCACGGCCGACACGCTCATGAGCAACCAGCGCGCGATCGTGGAGCGCGACCGCTACGACACGATGCGCTGCGACCTGATGGTGGCCAACCTGCTGGGCGCCGATCGCCGCTCGATCGGCTCGATGATCGAGTTCGGCTGGGCCGACGCCAGACGCATTCCGATCGTCACGATCATGGAGCCGGGCAACGTGCATGACCATCCGTTCGTGCGCGAGCTGTCCGGATGGGTGGTGGGGGATCTCGAATCGGCCATTCATGTGGTTCGGAAGATCCTTGGGTGACGCCATGCAAACTCTGACCGGGGCACAGGTAGCTTGGCTTGCCATGGCCGATGTCGACGGCCGCCTGCCGATGCACCGCCCAGACGGGCGGTGCGTCTATGCGTCGACGATCCGGGCGTGCGAGCGGGCGGGCGCGATCAAGCGGAGTTTTCTGGAAGTTCTCCGCAACGGCGTCTGGCGGCGGGAAACGGTCTACGTCATCACCGACAAGGGCAAAAGGTTGCGTGATGGACGAGAGGGAGAGGAGGTCGTTCGGATGGCTGGGACAGCCGCCGACGGAGGTTTTTCGGGCTCCGCGCTGGCTGTTCGAGCGCTGGCTGAAGCTGGCGAAGGAGGCCGAGCGCGTGGCCATGATGCGCTTCAGCAGCCGCAAGGTTGAGCTGGCCAAGCGTGTCGAGGCCAGGCGGGGCGAGATCATTGCGATGGCCCGTGAGATAGTCAGGAAGTACGATGAGCAAAGCAGTCAGTGAGACGCCACGCGCCCTCATCGAGGAGATCGAGCGTCTGTCGCTGGAGCGCAACAAGGCCGCGCACCAGCATCAGTTGAAGGCCGACGAAATCGCGAGCATCCGCGAACGGCTCAGTGAGCCGGGTGTCGGAGACGGCGAGCGCAAGAGCGCGCTCGCCAAGATCCGGCACCTCAAGGGAGAGTCCGCAGAGCTGTGGCACCAGATCGAAAATCTGGACGCGCGCATCATGTCCGCGCGCCTGCGCTACCAGGTGGCCATGGCGGAAAACCACGAAGTCATTGTCGATGCGAGGCCGTGGTGAACGACCCCAGCAAGCCGCTCGAAAACATTGCGCCGGAGAGAGTCGGCGCGGAGCCGGACAACCGCATCGGCGCGCAGTCGCCGTGGGAGTTCGCGCCGCCGGTCGGGCCGCTGGACGAGCTGAAGCGCCTGGCTTCCGACCCGCACCTTGACCCCAAACTCAATCCCAAGCACGACTGCGGGCGGAGGAAGCAGCCGTTCCGGCACATTCCACCCATTGCCCTGGCCTACGAGGGTCGGGTGATGGCGCACGGCGCAGACAAGTACGGCGGGTATAACTGGGGTGTGGCGGGCGTGGTGGCCAGCGTCTACTACGACGCCATCCTGCGCCATCTGTTCGCCTGGTACACGGGCGAAGACATCGACCCGGAAAGCGGCCAGCCGCACCTGGCCCACATTCGCGCTTGCGCCGGCATTCTCATCGACTGCGCCGAGCGCGGGATCATGGAAGACGACCGCCCCATCGGTAAGACGACGAAGGTGGCCTGAGTGTTAGCGGCAGATCTCCCGCCAAGTCTCGTTGTGGGCGTAGATCTGCCTCGCCGTCTCGTCGGTGAGGACGTCCGCTCGGCTCACGTAGATCGGTTTGGCGAGGGCGCAGTACTCGCTAGTCGCGGGACCAGCGTTCGAGCAGGAGCTTAGCAGCAGCGCCATCAGGGGCGCGGCGCACAGCGTTCTCCACTTCATCGCGCTTTCTCACGTTCTTGAGGGTCTGCTCCAGGCGGTCGACGCGCTCCGCGTTGCGCCCCGCCGACCGGGCGCCGAGCAGGACGAGCAAGACGGCGAGCGCGACGGCCGCCCACTTCAGGGCGGTGAGCCCGAATCTCTGGGCGAGGCTCCAGAGGAACGTCATCGCAGACCCTTCCGGCGGTCGTCCAGACGCGCCCACAGCATGACGCCGAAGCCGATGAGCGTGACGGCGAGGAAGGCGTACTTGGCGATCTCCAGGTACGGCATGATCTGAACGAGCTGATCCTGGACGACCCGAAGGTCTTCGAGGACTTCGGCGGCCACGACCGCGCCCGTGGCGCCGATGCCGATCTTGCCGCCGCGCACCGTGCGCGTCTTGCCGAGGTCGCGGACCGGCGGCTCGATGCCGGCGAGGACGAGGCCGGCGTCGATCTGCGCGTCGGTGTAGGGCTGCTGGCCGTTCTCGTGCAGGATGATCGCCTTTACCAGACGCTTCATCGTCTCGTAGTCGTAGACGTCGATCGTGTCTGTCGACCCGATCTCCAGAAGCTTCGAGACGTGCGACACGTAGGACGCGGTGTCGTTCTCCGGGGCCGGCGCCCAGCGCTCGATGATCTCTTGAATCGTGTCGATGCGCGATCCGTCTTTGGCCCGCCGCTTGTCCTGGTAGGTGATGAGGACGCGGGCGATGGCCCGGATTCCCCACTTCGGCTCCTTGAACACGACGAAGCGCGGGTCGCTCCGCGTCTCGTCGGTGCCCTGCCAGATGACACCCGGCACATTCTCAATGTTGCCGGGGTTGTTGTTCCTAATGCCGCGCGTCATCAGAAGCCCCCTCCTAAGCCACTGTCGAAACCGCCCTCAAAGCCTCTTCCGAACCCGCCACCACCGCCGCCTCGCTGCGCCTCTCCGGCGATAAGGTCCGTGGCGCCCTCACGGAAGGCGCGGATGCCACCGGCGACGGGCACGCGCAGTGCCGTCTCGCGCACGGCCGTGCGCAGCTTGGCGTTGCTGTCTTCGTCGCGGATCAGGGAGGTGACGCCGGCGGCCACGTTGAAGGCGCTTGCGGCGGTGCCGACGGTCGGGCCGAACAGGTAGCCCATCGTCCGCTGGAAGCCGAAGCTGCCGTTGTCGAGCATGGAGGCCGTGTTGTAGAGCAGCTCGGCCACCATGCCGAGGCCGCCCAGGGCCATGAAGCTCTCGACGTACCAGCCGAGGAACGTGTCGACGTCGCCGTGCAGACGGACGTCGTAGCCCATGGCCTCGGCGATCTGGCTCAGGCTGCGCTCGCGCAGGTCGAACGAGCGCTCGTCCTCGCCGCCGCGGGCCTGCACGACGTCCTTGATGGCCATCTGCGCCGCGCCGAGGCCGGCGCCGATCGACGCCATGTAGAGCAGCGGCGCGACGTTGCCGCGCCCGGCTTCTTTCAGCACGTCCTTGGCCAGGCGCCCCATCATGAGCGGGAAGCTCTTGAGCTGGAACGCGACCGAGCCCCAGGGCGTCTGCGCCCAGAGCGGGATGTCGTTCGGGTTCGGCGCGAAGATGGTCTCGTTGGCGAACTTGATGATCGCCGCGCGAACCTTCGGGTCGTTGCGCAGGACGTTGATGTCGTCGAGGTTGGGCGCGCCGGGCCGGCCGTAGTGCTCGAGACCGTACCGTTCGAGGAAGCGTCTGGCCATTCGATGGGCGCGGTTGGCCACGGGCACGCCGTTGACGATGCGCGGCTGGTTCTGGAGCATGCGACGGGCTTCGGTCTTGAACGCCTCGAAGGCGACCAGGCCGGCGATCTCGCGCTGCGTCTGGGTCCAGCCGGCCAGCATCGTCGCGTTGAAGAAGGCGTTGGAGAACCGCCCGCCAGCGTTGCCGTAGAGGGTGGCGAGCTGCTGGTGGACGATGTTCTCGACGCCGACGCCGACGTTGCGGATGGCCGCCCGGTAGTCCGGGTCCGTCCCCCACTTTCGCAGGCCGGAGAGCCACGCCTTCATGTTGCCGCTGCGGATCAGTGGCAGGGCCACGTCTGGCACGCTGGTGAGCGTGGTGAAGCCGAGCAGCGTCACGCTGTTGAAGTTGCGCAGGAACTTGCTGGCCTTGAGCGAGCCCTCGAAGAACGGTCCGGTGTCGATCGGCTTGCGCTGGAGCGTGCGGAACAGACCGTCCATGAACTTCAGCTCTTGATTGGCCATGCCGCGCGGGCGGCCGCCGAAGTCGGCGAGCGCGTTCACGATGGCGTCGACGCGGCGCTCGTAGGTCGGCGTCTGGTAGGGCTGAAGCGACATCAGGTAGCGCTTGGCCCCCGCCTTGTCGCCGGCCTGAACCATGTCGAGGGCCGTCTGGGCCGCCTCGCCCACGACGTTGAAGTCGAGCGGCACCATCAGGTTCTTGCGCAGCGAGACGACCTCGACGCCCTCGTCGGTCACGACGCGGCGATCGACGTTGAGGATCTTGCGCGTGGACAGCAGCTCGCGCACCGCCGGCAGGCCGTAGGCGGCCACCGCCTTGTAGTCGTGGAAGGCATGGTTGTTGACGCCCCACTGCTGGTTGAACTGGATGCGTCTGGTGCTGCCGTCGAAGTACTTCGCCAGAAGCCCCTGGAGGTCGCTGACCAGGAACGGCTCAAGGGCGTCCAGGTCCTCCCGGAAGTCCGGAAGGTGGAGCTTTATCATGCGGTTGTAGTCGACGTGGTCGCTCGTCGGCGAGGCCGTCTCGGCCTTTGGCGGGATGTAGACGCCCTCGTCGTCGAGCAGCCTCTGGAGGACGCGGTCGGCGCGGCCGAGCGCGTCCTCGCGGCCGATCGGGCTGCGGGCCGGGTCGAGGCGGGACTCGCGCTGGAAGTAGTCGGCCAGCTTGGCGCGGAACTCGTCGGTGTTGCGGCGGATCGCCTCGACGTCCCAGACCTGCGGGAAGTAGTTCAGGATGTTCCCGATCTCGACGCCGGCGTCGCGCAGACGCCCCAGCTCCTCGCGGAAGAGGGTGGAGATGCGATCGTAGATGCGGCGCTCGTCGGCGCTAAGGTTGCTCGGGTCGCCGCGCCGCATGGCCTTGACGATGCGGGTGAAGCTCTCCGGCTGGCTGACCTGCCCCCAGAACTTCAGGCTGTGCCGCCAGCGGTTGACGGCGCCGGCGCCGGGCAGCTTGTTGAGCATCTCGAAGACGGGAACGACCTTGGCGGCCAGCTCCTGGTTGTGACGCTCGGCGATGCCGGGGCCGTTCTCCGGCGCGATCCAGTCGGCCACATAGTGCGCATTGCTGATCTCACGCAGGCGGCGGCTGTTCGAGCGGAGCTGGAGCGGCCAGGAGAACTTGCGGGCCGTTTCCATATCGGTCGGGGTCGGGGCCTCGCGGCGCAGAACCTTGCGGGCCAGGCCCGTCAGGGCCGGGCCGACGCCGGCCGCCTGGAAGGCGCTGAGCATGGGCGCCGGGTTGCGCGTGTTGAACGGCGCGTCCGTCTCGAGGGCCGCCTCGACGATCGACGCCGACGGCGCGATCGGCGTCTGGATCTCGCTGCGGTAGAGCCCCTCGTTGTTCCAGTCGAACCAGCGGGCGTTGACGTGCTTGACGTTGGCCGGGTCGAAGACGACCAGGCCCTCGTGCTCGACGACGGCACCGCTCCTCAGCGCGTTCTCGTGCGTGGTGCGCAGGCCGTCGTAGCCGAGGTCTTGCAGCAGCGCGGCGATCTCCGTCTTGGCCTCGCTCTCGGTGCGGCCGTCGTCGGTGAAAGCCCGGAGCAGAATGGCCTGGTACAGCTCGACGCCGTTGACGCCGCTCTCGGGGATGTCGTTGAAGACCTGCTGGACGATGATCGGGTTGACGACGTCCGAGGTGCTGAGGACGTCCTCGATCTCGGCGATGGCCGGGTCCGTGCGGCGGTAGCGCGTGTCGATCCGCAGGTCGAACGGCCGCAGCATGCGCACGACGAGCGGCAGGACCAGCGGCTGCGGCTGGATGCCCAGGTCGGCGAGGTCGCGGTCGATGTCGGCGATGAGGGCGTCGTACTGGCTGATCTCGTTCTGCAACTGCGCCAGACGGTCGTCCGTGTCCACGCCGAGCATGGCGGAGCCGTTGCGTCTCGTGCGCTCCATCTCGCGCTGCGCGGCCTTGCGAGCCGACACGAGGTTCGCGCGCATCTCGGCCGACTCCTCGACGAAGCGGACGGCCTCGGGGTCGAGTCCCTTCTCCTCGGCCATGCGGCGGACCGCGGTGGGCGTGGCGTCGGCGGCGTAGACCTCGGTGGCGACGGCCTCGTTGTCGGTCGCGTAGACGCCGGGACCCCATAGGCCGTTGCTCGACGGCTCCAGGACCACGTCCGGGTTGCGGCGGCGGTTGAAGGCGGCGCCGCTCGGCGTGCCGTGGAAGAAGATGCGGACCTCGCCGTTCGGGCCGCGGCCGACGCCGTTGGCGACGAACGCCTCCATGCGCTGCTTGCGCGACATGCCCGCGGCCCTCATGGCCTTCTCGGAGTAGGCGCGCGCCAGCTCGGGCGGCAGGGCGACCTGCGTGGCGCCCTCAACGCGGCTGCCGCCGAGCATGTCCCCGTAGAAGGTCATGCGGCGGAACATCTGCTTGATGTCGTTGCGGCCGATCAGGCCGTTGACGACGTAGGCCACCGCCTCGACGAGGCGGTCGAGGATGACCTCCAGACGGCTCTTGAGGCGGAGGTTGGCCTCGGCGTCCGGACCCTCCAGGCGGGCGCGCCAGACGTCGCCCTTGGCCACGCGCTCGGCCGCGTAGTTCGCCCAGCGCTCGACGAACCACTCCTCGGCCCTGGTCTCCAGGGGCTCTTCGCCGTAGGCGGGGTTGTTGCGGATGGCCTGCGCCACCTCGTCGTCGGCCTTCTGGAACGCCTCGACGATGGACGCGCGCTCCTCCGGGCTGAAGAGGTTGGTGCGCAGCACCATGTGGCCGATCTCGTGCATCACGGTCATCGGCGTGGCCTGGCCCTCCTTGAGGCCGATGGCCATGCGGCGCAGGTCGGCGCGCAGCTTCGCGAAGGCGGGGTCCGAGAAGTCGAAGAAGGCGCCCTCCGGGTCGACGCCCTCCGGCAGCGGGCTGCCGGCCAGGCGGTAGAGGTCGCCAACGGACATGATGTTCGTCTGGGCCAGGCCCTCACGTGCCGTCCGGCCGAGCAGGTTCAGCATGCGGTAGGTCATGACGCGCGCCGCGTACTGGGCCTGCGGGTCGCGATGGGTGATCCGGCGCAGGATCTCCTTCGCGTGCTCGTCGGCGTAGAAGGGGATACCGTCGTCGGTCGGAACGCCGGCGTTGGCCTCGACTTCGCGGGCGATGGCGCGCTGAACCGCGCTGTTGCGCGGGCGCATGGCGCGCTTGTCGGCGCGGCGCTGGATCTCGGCGCGGATCTGGGTGACGCGCTCGCGGTCGCCGGCCTGGAGCGCTTCGTCGAGGGCGGCCCGCAGCTCGGCGCCGCGCATGCGGAAGATGTCGAGCGGGACCCTGGTGTTTGGGTCGACTTCGACGGGCTTGGCCGCGGCACGGCGGGCGATCTCGAAGGCGATCTGCTGGCCACGCGCGGTGCCGATACCGACCCGGTTCAGCTCCGCGGTGAGGTCCTCGTCGGACATCTTGAGCAGGCTGGGCGCGCCGGCCTGTTCTTCGGCGGGCGTCGGTGCCGTCTGGCGCCTGGCCTTCGGCGTGGTCACGACCTTGTTGACGGCGGCGTTCGTCTGGGCCTGCTGGCGCTCGGCCCGCTTGGCGATTTGCTTGCGGATCTTGGCGCGGGCCGCGTACTTGGCGCCGAGCGCGCTGCGCCGCCAGGCGCGGCCGGTGTCCGGGTCGTACTTCTCGACGCGCTTGAAGACGCGCTTGAGCGTGTCGGAGGCGCGGTTGAAGGCGTCGTCGACCTCGGCCGCCAGGTTGAAGAGCTGCGAGACGGTGTCGTCCGACAGGCTGGTCGTGACGCCGGGGAAGTCGGGGTCGGTGCCGTCGCTGCCGGTGAGCGCGTAGATCTGGCGCGCCAGCTCGTTGAACTGGCCGCGCAGCCGGCGCATGGAGCCGAGCGTGGCCACGCTCTGGAGCTGCTTGGCCGTGTCGCGCATGACGTCGGGAATCGAGGCGCTCTCGGTCAGCAGCGCCTGCTGCATGGCGGCACGGGCGTCTTCGATCAGCGCCAGGTTGCGCAGCGCCACGCGGCCGAGCGGCGTCTGCGGCTCGCGCTTGGCCTCGTGCGGGTTGCCCGGCAGGCGCGGCTCGCCGCCCTCGGCCGCCTTGAAGGCCGCTGCCAGCTCGCGCTGGAGGTCGTGGTGCAGGTCGACGATGTCGTTGCCGATGTTGGCGAGGGCGAGGACCTGCTCGTCGGACGAGAGCGACCGCCCGGCGGCCTCGTTCATCTTCTCGTGGATGGCCCCGACGCGCTCCTGGAATCGCTCCCGGACGTCGATGGGGAGCGTCTCGGACGACATGAGGCGCGCCAAGCCGCGGCTCGCGTTGAAGATGGCGGCGGCCATCGGCTGCGGATCGAGCGTGTTGAGCCGGCGCTCCAGGTCGATGCGCTCTTGGTCGGCCGTGCCCATGGCGGCGCGGATGTCGCGACCGGCCTGCGTCTTCGGTTCGACGGTCGGCGTCTCGACGCGCGCCCGCGCGACGTCGTCGGGCAGGATCTTGGCGAACAGCGGCTCAAGCGCCGGGTCGATCAGGCCCTTGTCGAAGAACCGGCGGATGAGGTTCTCGATGATCTCGGCGACGCGGCGCCACAGCGTCTGGTTGCCGGGCGTGCGGCCGCCGGACGCCATCCACTGCTCGAACTGGTTGGCGAAGTACTCCTGCGGGCTTTCGAGCGCGTTGCCCTCAACGTGCGGCAGGTTGCGCGCGACGCGCCGGCTGACGCTTCTCGGAAGACCTCTGAGGTCCTTGGGACCACCCGCCTTGTACTGTTCGAGGATGCTCTCCCAGAACGCCAGACGGTCCGTCGGGGTCAGGATGTTGTGGTAAGCCCAGTGCGCGACCTCGTGATAGAAGGTCGATATCTCCGGCTTGTAGCGGGTCGGGTCGTTCTCGGGGAGGACGCCGATATGGACCCGGTTGAACCGATCGGGGTTCGTGGGCAGGTGCGTGAAGCTGCCGAAGGCGTTCGGCACGACGTCGGTGTCGATGATCGGCGCGACGTTCGGATCACCGCCCAGACGGCGGATGAAGTCGCGGGCCGCGACGATCGTGGCCGGATCGCGGTCCTCGAAGATCTTCGTGATCTGCTGGACGGCCTCTTCTCGAGAGGCGACCGGCTGGCGGAAGTCCGGCAGCACCCGGTAGGCGTCGCGCAGGTATTGGATGGTATCGAGGACGCCAAGGGTGGTGCGCGGCCACGGCGCGTTTTCCATGGCGCGCACGTTCCTGAGCAGCTCTTGCGCCGTGATCTCGCCGCCGCCCCACGGAACCTTGATGTTGGCTAGCTCCGTCCAGTCGGGCGGCAGCTTGCCCTCGGCGGTCGGCTCGGGCGCGCGCTCGGGCACCCTGGCCGCGGTGGCGTCGGCCGGCGTGAAGGCGTCGGGCGCGACCTTGCCGCTGCGCGAGCCGGCGGGAACGTGGCCGACGACCCAGTCGTCCGGGTTGCCGCGGCCGATGAGCGCCTCCGGTCCGGCGCCGGAAGCGACCTGGTTCGGGCTGGCGACGCGGATGTCGTTCGGATTGGACCGGCGCTGAACGGCGAGGACCCGGCCCTCCGGGATGAATAGATTAGGTTCGGAATCGGAACCTATTCTATTCTCGCCAGACGTCTGGGGCTCGCCAGACGTGCCCTGCTGTGTCCCACCTGCGCCCGCATCTGGACGTACTTTGGACGTATCTGGACGTGCTTTGGACGTTTCTGGAGACGCGACCTTGCCCTCGCCCAAGATCTCTGCAAGGCGGGCACGGAAGGCGGCCATGTCGCCGGTGCGCGCGAGTTCCTCGGCGGCGGCCCGGACGGCCGCGGCGCCGGGATCGGCGGGAGTGGCTTCTTCCGGGGCCGGCTGCTCAGGACGCGCTGCGGGCTTCTTCTCCTGGCCGGGGATGTTGGTGTCCTTGGCCCAGAGCTTGTCGGTTCGCGGGTCGTAGAAGACCTCGTCGCCGCTCTTGATGCGCTGGCCGTCGGCGGTGCGCGTGGCCTTGCCGTCCCAGACGAACCGGAACGGCGCGACATCCCTCACGTTGCCGCGAGCGCCGGCCATCTCCCTGGCGCGCGCACGGGCCGCCTCCATCGAGAACTGGCCCACGGACGGGGCGCGGCCGATGAAGTCGCCTTTGCGCATCCAGGACGGCAGGCGATCCGGCTTGACGATGTTGAAGTCGGGCTTGCCCAGGCGAGACGGCGTCGGGCCGCGCTCCGCGGGCGACGGGACGGCCTGTTCGGGTGCCGCGCCCTGGAGCAGGCGGCGGGTAATCATGAGGCGCAGCGTGGCCACCCGCGCCTCGACCTGCACCGGCGTGAGGTCGGGCTCCTCCTTGGCCAGCTTCAGGCGGTAGAGGGCGACCTCGTTCTCAACGAACTGCTGCTGCTGCGGAGTCAGGGCCGCGGACGCGCTGTCGGCGTACTGCTCCATCAGCGAGTCATAGGTCTGGAGCAGGCGCTCGCGCGCCGGCGCGAGCGCAGGGTCGGCGTCTACGGCCGCCTCGAAGACTTCACGACGCGCACCCTGCGGGCCGAGCATCTCGAGAAGCGAAATGAGTTGCTCGACAATGGCGTCGTCATCGAGTGTTTGTTCTGGGCTTTGCGCGGCTTGTGCAGCGCTTTGTGCGCTTTGTTCAGACTGTACAGTTGCCGGCTGCTGTTCTGGCGCGCCAGACGTCGGCGGAGCGTCTGGCGCCGGCGCGGCGGCGGTTGCCGTCGGTTCCTGGGGCGCGGCCAGCTCGTCGAGGAAGTCGAGCTGCTGGGGATCGGCGGACAGCCGCGCGAACAGCGCCTCGTCCTGCATGAGGGCGATGCGCTTCTTGGAGGCTTCTTCGTACTTGCCCTGCTCGGTGAGCTGCTCGATCTCGGCGACGCGGGCCGGCTTGGTTCGCTCGAAGTTGGCCATGCGGAGGAGCAGGGCGTGCTCCCGCTGGAGGGTGGCCAGCTCCTCGGGCTGCGGATTTCCGTCGGCCAGCGCCTGGCGGATGATGTCCTCGACGTCGCGCAGACGCTGCTGGATGTTGGGCGACGGGCCGGCCGGGCGCTCCATGGCGCGGAGCTGAGCTTCGCGGGCGGCCGCCTGCGGGTCGGTGGCCTCGGGCAGCGGCATGAGCAGGCCGCGCGCCTGCGCCGCCTGGATGGGTGCGTTGGCCGCCCGTTCCTGGGCCGCGGCTTCTTCGGCCGCCTGCTGACCGAGACGTGCGGCCTCCCGGCGGAAGCCGGCGATCGCGGAGCCGGCACCGATCGCGCCGGAGATGGGGGCGGTGAGGAGCGCGCCAGACGCCGCGGAGGCGGCCGTCTGGCCGGGGCTGAACTCGTCTTGCAGACCGATCTGGATGTCGCGCGCCTGGAGCCCGATGTCTGCGCCGGCTTCGATCGCGCCGGACGCGGCGCCTTCGAGTAGGGCGGCTCTGGCCCCGCCGCGGAGTGCGGCGCTGGCCACCGGCGCGCCGGCCCTGGCGGCCTGGATGCCGACCTTCGCGCCGGCCGTGCCGGGGATGAGGTTGAGCGGGTCGGCGAGGACGGCCCCGGCGATGTCCGGGAGAGCCGCGACGCCGCGGCCGCCCTCACGCCAGAACGAGGGGAGCGCGTCGAAGACCGACTGGATGCGGCGCATCCGGGCGCGCTGATCCTCGGACATGCCGTAGGCGTCGGCGACATCGCGGGCGATGCTGACGGTGTTCAGATTCCGCCAGTTGCGGTCCTCGAAGAAGTAGTCAAGCAGCTCCTCGTCGGTGGCGAACTCCTGGCCGTCGCGTTCGCGGTAGAACAGGCGCAGGTCCGCGAGGAAGCGCGGGTCCTTGGTGATCGTGCGGGGGTTGATGACGGCGGTGTAGTCGCCGGCGGCAAGGGCCTGGGCGCGCTGCCGGGCGAGGGCGAGGACCTGTTCGGGCGTCAGCGGCGCCGTGCTCAGAACGGCCATGTGGGCATGTCCATCCACATGAAAGGGTGAATGGCCCATGCTTAGCGGGGCGGCGGGGTAGCGGTCGTCCTTCTCGCTGGGTCTTGAAGAAGCTTCTGGGCGGGCTCAGTATTGGCGGCCTTGATCCGAAAGGAGCCGATAATGCGGATTATGGTTATTCTGGCAACGCTCCTGCTCGTGGCGGGCCAGGCCGCGGCCGGCACCTATCCGTGGAGCGATGATCTCGACTATTGCTCGGACAGGGTCGAGTTGTACTTGGACCAGCGGAAGGAGGCGTGTCGCGGCACGAGGATCACGGGGCGCTCTTCCAGCATGTGGGGCGACGGCTACGCCCATCAGTTCGAGGCGCGCCCGAGCGGTTGCGGCGGCGCAACGGGCACGCTCGGCATGAGCGCGCGCATGATCGAGGTTCGGAAGCTCAAGCGAATGTGCATGTACGAGCTGGGCTGGAGGCCCAAGCCCGGCACCGACTACGAGTTCGAGCGCATCAGGGACTGACCAAGCCGGGGACCGGCGGCATGACCGCTTGCATGCGCTCGCGCGTGACGTCCGGGACCTGAGCCGCAGCCGCAGCCGCCGCGGCGGCGTTGCGCGCCGCCGCCTGCTGCTTGGCCAGCTCCTCGGCGGTCGGGAGGTCGGCCGGGGGCTGGGCCGCTTCGAGCGCGTCGCGCAGCTCCTTGAGGGCGTTCGCCGTGCGCTGGTTCGCGGCGTGGTCGTAGCCCATGTAGCGCGACTCGTAGAGCGCCGCTTCCTGGGCGGCCAGGAGCGCGGCGTCGATCTGGTCCAGGTAAATCTGGATGATCGCGTAGAACTCTTCCTGCGTCGTGGCCTGGGCCGCGACGCGCTGCCAATTGTTGACCGCGTTCTCCAGGACGGCTGTCTGGCGCGCCTGGAAGTTCCGGAACGGCTCCATCGGCGGGCCTGCCATGGCGCTGGCGCGCTGGTTGATGGCGGCCTGGCGGAACTCGGCTTTGGGGATCGCCGCGTCTCCGAGGGCAGCGACGATCTCGTTCATGATGGCCACCGGGTCGCTGCTGCCCGTCTGGTCCAGGATGGCCGGGATCGGCGCGAGGTTCGTGACGTAGTGCGACTGCGAAAGCAGGTTGAGCGCCGCGTACTCGGGCGAGTTCTTGTCGTACTGGCTGGCGATGGCGGCCAGGCTGTTGGTGTTCTGCGTGAGGAGCGCGTCGACCTGCTCCGTCGCCGTCTTGAGAGCGAGGTTGCGCAGCTCGATGACGCGCTGCTGCTCGGCGGCGTTCTCGAACTGCTCGGCGCGCTCGATGACTTGGCGATAGATGTCGTCGGTCAGCGCGATGTTGTGCTTGTTGGCGTAGAACTGCATGCCGCGCTGCGCCTCCTCGGAGGTCACGCCGGCCTTCGAGATGACCGAGAGCAGGACCGGGTCGTTCTGGACGTCGGCCATGAAGGCGTTGACACCGGCGATGCGCTCATCCTCGCGGATCTGAGCCAGCTTCATGTCGAGCATCGGCTTGATCTGGCCGAGCAGGGCGTCGTCGACCTGGACGCCGAACGGCGCGGTGTAGACGTTGAGGGCGGACTTGACCTTGGCCAGGTTGCCGTCGCCATACGCCTTGATGACAAACGGGTCCTGGAGCTGGTTGACGACGGCCATGAGCGCCTCCCGGCGCTTGGCCTCGTAGCGCTCCCGGTCGCGGGCGGCGGCGAGCGCCTTCGTGGCCTGCACGACCGTCGGGTGCTCGCCGACCATGAAGACCTCGACCTGATCGGCCGTCAGCTCCTGTGGGAGCTTGTTCATCCACTCCGCGGCGCGGTCGTGGGCCAGGCGCGCGCGGCGCTGCTTCAGCCCGTCTGGGCCGAGGCCGGCAATGTACTCGCCGAGCGTTTCCCGAAGGGCGGGGTCGTCGTACTGCTCGCGCAGGCGCTGGATGATCTTGCGGTCGTCCGGCTCGCTGAGAAGCATCGAGTCGACGGCGTTCTGGAACGTCTGCTGGATCGTCTGCTTGCGCTGGAAGGCGGTGAACGCGCGCTCCTCCCGGAGCTGGCGGGCGCGCTCCTGCGTCGCGCGGGACATGCCGGCGATGATTTGGTCGGTCGGCAGGTAGCGGCGCAGGTACTGCTCGCCGCCGGTGATCTGGTCAATGAAGCTGTGAAACTCTTGGGGCGAGACCGATCGGCCCTCCTGGAGCGCCGCCTGGCGGAACTCATCGAACATAGCCGCGACCTTCGCGCGCTTGGCCTCATGGCGCTCGCGCGCGGCGAGCTGCCCTCTGCGGAAGGCGCCGAGGTAGTCGTAGATCGCCATCAGACGCCGCCTCCGACGAGACCGCCGGGGCCGGTGTTCTTGAGCGACGGCGTCTTGGCCTTGTCGTCATCGTCGTCGCCGAGCAGGTTGCTCAGGCTCGGCAGGTATTTCTCACGAAACTCCTCGATCATGTCACCAAGGCTCTCGTAGGCGTCGGCCGCGTTCTGGTTGGCGATGCCATACAGGCTCTGCGCGCCGCCGAGACCACTGTGGAGAAGGCCGGCGCCGATGCGGCCGGCGCCGTAGAGATTGGTCTCGAACGGGAGCGTGGCCCCGAGGGCCAGGGCGATCTCGTCCAAGGCGCTGGCGCGGTTCTGCAAGATCTGGTCCTGAAGGCCGGTCATGTAGGCGAGCGACTCGTCATAGGCGCGCGTGTAGGCGTCCTGAAGCGCTCTTGCGCCGGCCTCGGCCAGGGCGGCGCGCTGGTCGGCGTCGTAGGTCGAGAGATCGAGGCCGCGGTCCATGCGGTCGGCCACGCCGATCGAGCCGGCAAGCGTGATCGCCCGGCCGACGTCGTCTTGATACTGGGAGTAGCGGCGCAGCGCCTCGCGGTCGACGTCGGCGCGGAAGGCGTCCGGGTCGATCTCACCCATGCGTTCAAGAGCGCCGGACAAGGCTTCCCGCAGCGCATCCGTCTGCGAAAGAATGCGCTCACGCACGGCGGTGTCCTGCGCGAACTGTTGCTCGGCGAGCTGGAGCTGGCGCTCGATGATGTCCGTCTGGAGGTCGGCGAGTTTCTGCGCCTGCTTGGATTTCTTCTTCGCGCTGCCGATGCCGCCGATGATGTCGATGCCGCTGCCGATCGTGCTGCCGACGCCGCCGAGGTCGAAGAGGTCGTCGGCGATGCCACCGAGAAAATCACCCCACCCCATTTTACACCTCGATTATGGCGCCCCAACCGGCGCGCCGGTTGAATAGGAGCGAGCTGAAGGGGCTGAGAGACAGATAGTCCAGCCCGCCCGTCAGACGGTCCTGGATGGGCAACAGGTACGAAACGCCGGCCGGTGGGAGTGGCGGTTGCGTGGGCACGCCGACAATCGGAAGCTCCGGCTCAGGCTCCGGTTCGGGCTCAGGCTCGGGCTCCGGCTCTGGGTCCGGCTCGGGTTCCGGCTCCGGCTCAGGCTCCGGCTCGGGCTGAACGTAGCCGCCTCCAAAGCCAGGATGGTTGTCGTGCGAGCCGGGATCGCCGAGACCGCGATTGCTCCCGGCCAGGCCGCCTTGCCCGCCAATGGCATCGACGGCGCCGGCAAAGCCGCCGATGAGGCCGCCGGCGATTGCTCCGGGTATGCCGGCGACGGCGCTGCCGAGAATGCTTCCCTTCGTGAACCCTTGCCCGAACCCACTGGCGACTTCACCGACACTGGCGCCGCTTGTGCTCCCGCCATGAATGGCCGGATCGCGCGTCTTGTCGGAGGGGCCGGCCTTCTTGGACGCCGCCGCCCTTGCCGCGGCGTTGAGACCGCCAGACACCGTGCCCTTCGGGCCGGAGTAGCCACCGCCGCCGCCGCCACCAAGGCCACCTCCGCCGCCACCACCAAAGCCACCGCCGCCGCCGTAGCCGCCGGTCTTGGAATCCTGATTGCCCTTGTTGCCAGACGGCGGGTATTCGCGCAGGCCGGTGGCGGGGTTGATCGAGCCGCGCCCACCGAGGGCCTCGAGAATGGCTCTTTCCCACTTGTTGATGTGGACCAGCTCGGTGTCGCCGTCGCGGCCCAGACGGGCCACCTCGGCGACGGTCATGTCGGGCGGAAGCACCCACATGGTCAGACGCTCAGGTTCGCCGCGGCGAGGCCGATCTCCAGATCGGACGCGCTCGAAGCGTTGGTGATGACGATTTCGAGGCGCTTCGAGACGGTCGTACCGTCGATCTCAATAACCGCGCCGAAGTCGCTGTCCTGCGGGGTCGTGGTGACGGCGTATTCCGAGCCGAGGGCGACGCCATCGACGGAAACCTGGACCGTGCAGGTCCCAGCGCCGAGCTTGCGGGTGATGCCGTCCAGACGGATTCTCTGCTTGTAGATGCGCTTGGCCAGAATCGTCCCGTTCGTGACCGACCCCGTCTGTTGGACGTTGATGGTGTCGGAGCTGAAGATGTCTGGAAGCTGGGTGACGGGCAGGCGGCCGGAGCTGTCGAGCGAGGCAACGCCGTTGGCCGCGCCCATGAAGGTCTTCGGGACCAGTGCCGAGAAGTCGATGTTGCCAAGTTCGAGCGCCGTGCCGGTGCCGTTGACGCGGACGTACTGGTTGGCGTTCGACTCGCCGAACGAGGGCAGCGTGCTTTCCGGCGAGGTGAGGCGCCAGACGGACCCGTCGAAGTACTTGAGCGAGATTGGCGACTGCGAGACGTCGAGCCACAGGTCGCCCTGAGCGCCGTCGATTGGCGTTGTCGCGGAGACGGTGATCTTGGCCTTGGAGGCGAGCGCGGCCACCAGGTCGGCGACCTTGGCCTGCGGGATCTCGCCGTCGTCCACGGCGATCTTGGACCAGTCGATCAGGCCGTTGCCGTCGGTGTACTGTTCCTCGAGCATGAGGCCGGCCACGCGCCGGAGCGCCAGGTTCTCGGCCGTTATGATCGTGACGACGTCGCCCGGCGACAGCGGCGTGACGAAGGTGATGGTGTCGGTGTCCGGGTTGGCCGTGTAGTCGTTGGCGCCGCCCTCTCGCTGGAGAATGCCGTTGCGGAAGACGAGGAGCCGATCGTCCGGGGTGTGGGCGAAGGCGAAGACCGCTTGGTTGACCGTGGCCTCTTGGTCGGAGCGCCGGAAGTTGGAGACCGACTGGGTGCGGACCGAGTAGACGGTGACGATCTGACCGTCGCTCAGCGGCTCGGCCATGACGATCTCGCCGTTGAGGGCGTCGGCCGTGTAGGCCGCCTCCCGCTGGAGGACGCCATTCACGTAGACGACGACGGTCTGCGTGGACTCGTCGAAGGCGTAGGGAACGACCGTCTGGCCTTCCGTCGCGACGATGTCCCGGCGGTTGAAGAAGAGCGGCCCCTCGATCGCGCCGAGGTTCTGGCCGGCCGGGCCGCGGATCTCGGCGAGCGAGGCAATGGTTATCCAGCCCTTGTCTTCCGTATCGTAGGTACCGACGCGGTACTGGAGCCCATTGGCCGCGTCGAGGCGAAGCTCGACGGGGCCGGCGAACTCGCCGTTCTCATCGAACAGGATCTTGAGAAGTTCGGCGATCGTCTTGTTACCGATCTCGGCTGCGTTGAGATAGCGGATGACGCTCTCGAACTCGGTGTTGATGTTCCCCGAGCTGATGTAGTTCTGGGGGTGTTGCTGACGAAGACGGGCCATTAAGAACGCCTCACCAAGACCGCGAAGCCAGTGATCCGGATGACCCCGGACCCCTCGACCGTGAAGCGGAATTGGACGCCACGGTAGCGATGCTCAAACTTCCGCTCGTACTGCCTGTTTAGCGGGACGTCTGGGAAGCTGTCGTCCGCGTCGCCCTGGATCTCGACGACCTGCGAGGACAGAAGACGGCCGCGTTCGTCGAACGCCTCGATGGTCAGAACGCCCTTCCCAGACGCCTGGATGATGATCGAGTGGCTCTCCTTGTAGTCGTTCAGAGCGCCCTGCCAGAGCACGGGCGTCTCGATCGTCATCTTGGGCGAGACCTCAGTGTGAGTCTCGATGTTCTGGATCTCGTAGATGCCCCCAGAAGTGCCGTACAGGAGCTGGCCCGCGAGATGGGCGCCGCAACGTGCATTGAGGAAGGTGCCAGTGGACCACTTGGGCTCGCCCTGGTCGTTCGGCGTCAGCGAGACGGTCAGGCGCGTGGCCAGCGCCCCGCCGGGGCGCGGGAAGAAGATGTGGTACTGGCCTTTGTCCTGGTCGTAGACGGCGCTGATCGCCTCGGGGTTTTCGACGGACCGGAGCAGGCGGCGATACAGAAGGTCGATCTTGTGCGAGAGTGGCAGTGTGAAGATCGTGACGCCGTTGTTGTCGGAGCGCCGCAGGGCGTGAACGCCGTCGCGCGAGCAGAAGAGGAGGTCGCCGCCAGCCTGGGCGATGGTGTTGTGGCTGATCGTGCCGACGCGGATGTTGGCCCGGTCGTCGATCGACCACCTCGTGTAGTCCTCTTCGATCGTGTAGATGATCGTGCGGTCGCTCGTGAAGATGGCCAGCCGGTTGCTCTCGAACACGCCGAGGCCCTTGATCTCGTCGGCGGTCCCGAGGACGTTGCGGATGTCGAGGCGGGCGGCCTTGAGGACGTTGGGGTTGTTCGGCTGCTCGTCATCCGGGAAAACGTTCGGATCGTCGACCCGGCTGAAGTCGATGGCCGTCTGGCGGCCGATGAAGCCGGCGACGGCCAGGCGGCGCTGAATGGCCACGCCGAAGGCGGGTTGGGGGTTCGAGGGGCTCTCGTTCTGGCGCCAGACGAAGCCGTCGTAGTTGTACATCGTGTGGCCGCGGGCCATGAAGTGGACGCGGTGGTTGAACACCGTCGAGGTGACGGCGGCCGTCAGGGGGTAGACTTCCTCCACGACATGGCCGCGGTCGCTGTTCAGGGTGATGCCGCCGCCGTCCCGCTGCGCCCATGTGACCAGGTCCCGGCCGAAGAAGGCGATGTGGTCGATGACGGCGTTGTTGGCGCCGCGCTTGATGGCGCCGGGGTCGCGCGTGATGACGCCGCGCCAGTCGCAGTACCCGTTTTCGAGCCGGGTGAGGTGCTGGTGCCGGCCGGTGTCGAGGGCGGTGGCGTCGCGGTGGGCGTCGATCCCCTCGAACAGCTCGTAGGCGAACGCCTTTGTCTTGACGCCAGACGGGGAGAGCGTGCTGCTCATTCGGCGGCCTCGTCACGGGGGAGGCCGTTGGTCTCGTTCGTAGGCGTGCCGTCAACGACGCGCAGGCGGAGCCGCGTGTTGCCGTTCAGCAGGTTCCAGAGCGTCTGGTTCATCGTCTGGAAGTAGAGGCGCTCGTAGACGGGCGCCTTCGCGGACATCTGCTGGATGGCGTACCTGTAGAGCAGCCCAGTCACGATGATGTTGTCCGGGACCGGGCGGGTCTCCGTTTGGCTGGTGTAATCCTCGATCGGCGTGCTCCAGTAGGGGTGGCCACGGAGGTCCTGGAGGATCTCGTTGGCGAAGTCGATGAACATCAGAATGACGTCGCCGTCGACCGTGCCGGGATGGAAGTCGCCGTAGCGCCGGAGGGCACGCATGGCCAGGACCTCAAGGGGGCTGGCGCCTTCGATGATGTGCGGGCTGCTGCCGGTCATCGGTCACTCGGCGAGAATGATGTGGCCGAACTTGACGAGGGAATGGCGCATGAAGCGCTCGACCAGCTCGTTAGGCACGCGGAAAATGCAGTGCCCTGTCCCCTCGTTGCGCGAGCCCCTGATCGTGATGTTGCCCATGTAGATGTCGAACTTCTCGGGGACGGGGCCGGCGGTGATGAACATGGTCTCGGTCCGGCGCGGCGGGCGCTTCGCGGCCTCGCCGCGGGCGACCTCGCGGGCGCGGTTCTCGGCGCCCTTGCGCACGGCCTTCGCGTCCTCCTGGGGGATGGCGGTTCCTGTGGTCTGGGTGCCGACGACGGCCTTTGACATGGGTCCTCCTGTGGAAAGAAAGAGGGCCGGGCCTTGTGAGCCCGGCCCTCGCGAAGAGTGCCCGGAAGGGTTATCGGGATCGTCCCGATTAGGAGACGGTCTTCCAGTTCTTGATGACGGCGTGGACCTTGGACTGGGTCAGCTCGAGGCCGCATTCCGTGAGGTACTGCGACTTCTTGGCGTCCTCGTCGTTCGCCTGGATGTTCTCCTGAAGATGCGTGTCGCGGTTTTGCAGGTAGCGGTACTTGACGTGCGGCAGGTCCAGAATGACCATCGCGCTGTCCATGCCCGGCACCTGGCGGAACTGCGGGTGCAGGTGAACCATCAGGTCGCCGGCGAAGGTCTGGTATCGGGTGACGTTGACGCCGTAGGTGCCCTGCACCTGGGTCGGCTGCCAGCGGTTCTTGCCGAACTTCTGGAGGTGGCCGGCGACGGTCGCGCCGACGAAGGCCAGCTTCTCGGCCGAGCCGTAGGCGAAGATCGTGTCGATCAGCAGACGGTCGAACTGATCTTCGGTCATGTCGTTCGGCGTGTCGAAGGTGGACACGTCGATCGTCTGGTTTTGCAGGAGGTTCATCAGGCCGCCGGTGAAGCGCAGCGGCTCGGAGGTCGAGCCGTTCACCTCATTGCGGATGGACCAGAAGAAGGCGCGCTCGATGTCGCTCATGTGGAGCTTGAGCGCCTTCGTCATGGCCTCGTCGTACTTGTTCCCGGTCCGCAGACGGGTGTTGTCGAGGGTGCCCGAGACCTTGAAGGGCGTCTTGAAGATCTGGGTGTAGTTGTAGTCGACGACGGCGTCGAAGGAGATCGCGTTCGGGGCGCTCGAACCTTCCTTCGCCGCGAAGCCGGCGACGAAGAGTTGGTCGCCGTCGTTGATGGTGTGCGACGTGCCGCCAATGTTGCGGGTGACGGTGATCGTCTTGGCCACGGTGTTGCCGTCGGCCGTCGCGTGCATCACCTCGCCGGTGCGCGAGTTGACGACGATAGAGCCGGCCAGGACGTAACCGACCTCGGAGCCGGCATCCATTTGGAGGGTCGTGGTGGTGGCGTTGTAGCCGGTCTCGTTGTCAACGGTCAGCGTCCGGTCAGGCAGCTCGTCCCGGAAGTTGTTGAACTTCGGGTCGTCCGTGGCCTCGTTCGTGGCCATGGCCAGAAGCGCGTTGAGGGGCGCGGTGCCGTTCGGCTCGAGGAGCGTGAACAGCTCGCGATAGTTGGTCGGGCGGAAATCCTGGTTGAACTCGCCAGTCCCGCGCAGACCCAGAATCGGGGTAGGCATGTGAATGCTCCACGAATTGAAACCAAAGCTCTCGGGAGCGCTCGCGCCGGTCGCGGAATGGTCATCGCGGCCTCGGCCGTCGCTCGGTGCTTCGGTCCCTTCGCGGCGTGGCGCGTCGGCGGAATCGCGGACGCTGAATGGCGGCGGGGACTTACGCTGTCTTCGTGTCTAGCGAATGGTTCGGGAGGTTTTCGTCCCGAAAATGAAGGGGCCGCCCCTACGGTTTAAGTCGGGGCGGCCCCCGTCTGGAGCGGCGTGCGAGAATCGAACTCGCCTCAATGGCTTGGAAGGCCGAGGCCCTCACCAGAGTGACCAACGCCGCATTGGTAGCGGAGGGTGGAATCGAACCACCGAGGACGGGCTTATGAGGCCCGCCGGCCTCCAAGGCTCCCCGCCACAAGGCTGCTGCGGACCGGATGTTTCGGGGGGGGCGTAGGCGCGTTCCGGCTACGCCTTGCAAGGCGCCTACGCCGCCGCAGCAACGTCTAGGTTGTACGTCTCGGACGTCTCCAGTGCAAGCCTTAACCGATCCCGCGTCGCTGCATGGCGATGGTGGTGAGGCGTTCGAGCGGCGTCGGCTCCTTCGCGGTCACCGGGGCGGAGCCCTGCGTCGCGGGCGTCGAGCCGAGCGAGCCCGTGTAGGCTTGGCGCTTCTCGGCGATGGCCCGCAGGCGCATCATCTCCGGGGAGTTCATGGCGTTCTTGAAGTCGGTCACGACCCTGAGCGTCAGATCGGGATCGAGGAAGTCCTCCATGGTGTAGCCGCGCTCGGTGGCGAACGTGATGAAGTCGTTGACGGCTTCGTCCGGGAGCTGGAGCTGCTGCTGCGCGCGGGTGAGGTTGTTGGAGATCGTCTGGCGGGCCGCTTGGATCTGGCGCGCCCGGCTATCGGCGTTGATGGCGCCGGCCGCGTCGGCGGTGCCGCGCGCCGTGGCCAGGACAGACTGGATCATCTGCTGGAGCGCGCGCTGCCCCTCCGCGAGCTGCTGCATCGTCTTGCTCATCTCGCGGTAGCCGGGCGGCAGGGACGCCGCGTTCTCCTGCTCCCAAGCGGTGAGGGCGTCCTCGATGTCGGCCGCCGGCTCGGCCGGCTTCTCGACCTTGTTGTCCTTGCCGCCCATCGTCGGGTTCTTGGTGGCCGCCTTGAGCGCCTGGATGATGAAGCGGGCCACGTCCGTGGAGCTGCGGCCGGACTTCTCCATGAGTTCCTCAGCGACCTGGATGACCGGCTTGAGGGTGGCGTGACGCTGGTTGAGCGCGGCGTAGCGGCTGATGGTGCCCTTGATCTGCTCGGGCGTAAACTTGCGTTTCTGACCGTCGAAGTCGACCTCGTAGACAACGGCGGGCTCGGCCTGGTTGTCGGCCTCGGTCTCGGGCGCAGCGGCCTCGACGGTTTCCTCGGCCGCCTTCTTAGCGGCTTCCGCGACCTGGGCTGCGGCCTCTTGCGGAGCCGCGGCCTGTGCCGGCACGCCAAGCGCGGCGGAAGCGATGCGGTCGATAAACTCACGATCGTCGATGGGGGGCATGAAGAACTCCTAAGTGATCCGGCCGTAGCGGGATTGAGACACTTATGAGGCGTCTTGTTTGCGGGCGTCGTCCGCCTTGTTGAGGCTTTCTTCCAGGAGAATGTCGCCCTCCAGCTTCTGGAGGACGCGCTCTGGCATGGCCAGGAGCTGCTTGGCCGCCCAGATGGCGCCGCGCTGGAAGTCGATCTGCGTGCGGTCCATGGGGCGGGGATCGGCGATGTTGAGGGCGGCGATATAGGCTTCCTCGCGCATGATCGAGCGGAGGTAGGACCAGCCTGGCGAGGCGATGAGTTCACTGACGGCGCGATGCGCTTCTTTTGGGGTCACGAGAACTTTCTGACGACGTAGTTAATGACCACCGAAGCGAGGGTCGCCAGGGTCGCCCAAGCTCCCGCGCGGTAGGCTTGGCCGCGCTCGAGATCGTTGACGCGCTTGTGGAGCTGCTTGGTCTCGTAGTCGTACTTCTGGTCGAGCGCCGTCTGGCTCGCGTGCAACGCGGAAACAGACGTGACCAGCGCGTCCATCTTGCCCTCGAGGCGCCCGATGGCCAGCAGGATGTCGGTCGAGGTCTGGGTCGGGTCGGCCATGGCGTCACGTCTTGATGGCAAAACCCACGACGAAGAAGGGCTGCATGTTGTTGTGCGGCTGGCTGCCGCCGGCGGAGGAGGTTGAGCCCGTCACGTCGTGCGAGTGGTTCCCCGCGGATCTCGCCGTGATAACCGAGGTTTTCCCGTTCGTGCCGCCAATGTCGAGGTACTGGGAGAACAGGGAGCCGCCGCCTTCTTTGTTGATGTCGAGGGTGTGCGTGTGGGCGCCCGCGGTGTTTGTCGCCAAGGACCCGGCGCCGTGACTGTGCGGCGGCATTTCCTGCGTGGTGAGCGTGTGGGCCTCTTCGCCCCCCGTCTGGCCGACGACGCGGTTGGTGAGACTGGGGCCACCATCGCCCTGACCGATCGGGCCGCGGCCCCGCGCGTCCGGAACGTTGAAAGTGGTGCTGCCGTCACCGGCACCCCAAGTGGTGCCGATGGCTGCGAAGAGCGCGGGGTAGTCCGTGCGGCTGAGGGCGCGGCCGTCGCAGGGAATCCAGCCGACCTGGGTTGTGGCGTGCGCGGTCATCTTGATGTCGCCCGCCAGGAAGCCGGCGAAGGCAGACGTGCTCCACTGGGAGCCTGTCCAGACGATGTCTGCCCACTGACCGGCGTAGAGGGTCATGGTGGACGCACCGTCGATCGTCTCGGAGCCGTTGGGGTCAATCGTGACCGTACCGCTCGTGCCGGCGTGCTTCACGCGAGTCACGAAGCCGGCGCCGGCGGTGGCGCCGGCGAGCAGGCTGAAGGTTACGCCGCCGGCGGTGAAGGCCACCATGCCGCCGCGGTCGGCGAGCGTCTGGTTGATGCTGACGCCTGACTCGCGGTAGGGCGTCTGGCCGCGGGTCGCGGCCAGGTTGGCCGGGGTGACAGCGAGGTTCGAGGCGGTTCCGGCGCGCGCCTCGGCGTCAGTGGCCAACTCGACGAGGCCGGGCTGGCTCGTGGAAGCCTGGACGAGGTTCGTGAGCTGCGAGCCGTCGACGGGCGGCAGACGCCCAGACTCGTCCAGGCGGACGATGTCGAAGGGGTTGACGCCGTGCTCAACGCCGTCGGACGAGATGATCGAGATGGCCATGCTGGGGTTATGGCATCGGCCGGATCAGGCGTCGTCCGTCAGAGCGGGACCCAGGCAAAACGAGTCTGTTTTGGGAAGTTCCAGTCTGGCCCGCGATTGGCTTCGATGTAATCGAAAACGGTCCGGGCCTCCGCAACCCCGGCATTGGCGGCCAAGACGCAGGCGCCGCGCGCGATCGCCGCGTAGCCGTGATCGTAGTCTCCCACGAAACCGCTTCGGCCTCTCTCAAAATGAACGCTCATGTATTTTGAGCCGGACCCGGTGTCGGAGAAGGTCGCAAGGTTGCTGCCGTCGGGGGTCGTTGACAGGCGGAAAGTCGCCGTGCCGGAGCCAATTACCAGGTCGCGGATGTAATAGGTCGCGGCATAGGTTAGGCCGGTCGGCATCACGGCGCTCCCACTGTTCTTGGAGAACTGAACAGGGGTGCCTTCCGTGAGAAGGTCCGAAAAGCCGTGGACGATCGTCACCTCGCTGGTCGCGGGGTTGAAGGAGATGCTGGAGACCAGTTCCGCGCACATGACCTTGGAGAAGTCGTCGACCCATTCGGTCGTCTCGAAGTGCAGCCTGCAACTGTGCTTGTAAGCGGAGGCGAAGTAAGGGTGCCCCTTCGTTTCGTCGAAGAGCCCGATGCGCCATTTGATGATGTGGTACAGGAAGTCCTTCAGCCCCTGGTGGCCGCTCGCGAGATAACCCTGGGCAATGGCCTGAATGATGAAATCGTGCTGCCAACTCACAAGCACGTAGGTGCCGGTCTTGGAGTCATTCCACAGGCCCATGTGCTCGATGCCGGCGAACTCGTCGGCAATGCGGGCGGCCGCAAACGCCATGTTTTCCTCACGAAGCGCGCGGAAGTAGGCGCCGATCGCAGGCACGGCATCGTTGGCTGTATCGACGACCTCAGTTGGCGTGATGGCGGCGGCCAGCAGGATCTCGCGGAGCGCCCAAGCCGACTCGCGCGACTGGATCATGAGGCTGAGTATGCCGTCGTATGTGGTGCCGCCGACGCTCACCCGGCGCTGCCGGTACTGAAGAGTGTGCCAGGTGCCAGACAGGTGCAGCAGATCGAGCCAATAGCGATGCCCCTCGAACAGGTAGTGCCAGTACGGGAGGCTGGGGAAGTGAGAGCTGTCGAACTGGGGTTCCCAAGCCGGGGACAAATCCTTGTTGTGGATCTTGATGTCGCTGGAGCGATCGTAAGAGCTGTTGTAGCCGGAGCCGGCATAGGTGTTGATGAGCCCGGCCCCAAGGACCGACCAGTCGCCCTCAGCGCTGCTGGTGTAGGGGAGGAAGTGGGGCACTTCCATGTTGACAGCGTCGTTGCGCCACGAACACGGCATGTGTGCGTAGCTCAGGCTGTTGATGCGCGAGCGGCGCCAATAGTTCTTGCCGTTTGACAGGAAGGCATGGCTGAACCAGCCGGTGCAGAGGCCGATCTGGAAGTCGCTGGCGCCTGCCGTGTCAAACGCCCTTCGCAAGTCATGCCGCCACATCGGCGTATAGGACAGAACAGACGCATCGTCGGCCGGATTTGGAGTAACGCTGAGGTCGAAAGACGGGATCAGGCCAGTGACGCGCCAGTACTCCCGGTTGACAAGCATCCGAAGCGGCGGCTTCGAGATGCCGCGCCAGCGCATTTCGCCGGCCTCGTCCACGGTAAACCAGCCGGAATGTTCGTAGTGGGCATCGACGGTGCCGTAGTCGTGAATGATCGTGGAGCCGACGCGCAGGACGGCGTCGTAGGTCATTTTGTCGTTGGGCGTGAACATCTTCGTCTGCTCGACGAGACAGACGTACTGGAGGGCGCCGGAGGCCCATAGGCGAACGTACCAGCGGTGCTCTAGGGTTTCGTGAGCGGTTCCGTTGACGACGTCTTTGAAGGGAGCAACCGCCTCCCACTCATCGCAGACTGGGCCGCTGCCAATCTTCTTGACGCGGCCGGTGGTGAGCGCGTCGAACAGATCGCCCTGCCAAGTGCCGGAGCCGGTGGAGACAAGACCGGCCGACGCCACCAGGTTGGTGAGCCGGACGTTCAGGTCGTTGTCCGGGTTGGCCAGGATGTCGCCAATGGTGCCCGAGCCCGCGTTGTTGAAGGCGGCCTGCTCGCGCACGACTCGGAGGTCCATCGTGGACAAGCCGTCAATCGAAGGCACGAAGCAACTGACGCGGCAGTGCTTAAGGCTGCCGTCCGGCCAGCGCGTGCGATCGTCAACCTGCGTGACGATCGGCGTCTCGTCTGGCATTTCGAGTCTCAGACGCCAGCCCGCCTGCACGGCGCCCTGAGCGAAGCCGAGGCCAAAGACGATGGGCTGGTTCGTCTGGAGGGACGCGCTATCGTTCGCGATCGGCTGCGTCGTCACAAAGATGGCGCTGCCAGGAAGCGGTGGGGCTTCGCCGGGGATGATAATGCCTCTGCCGCGCGAAGCGATGCCGGAGCCGGAGACGACGATCTGGGCCATGGGTTAGCTGCTGATGACGATGATGGACGTGGACGAAATGCCAGCGGACGGCTGGGGCGGCGGCTCTTGCCCATCGGAAGACAGGATCTCGATGCCGGCCATGACCCACTCGGCGCCGTTGGCGCCGCCGGAAACATCCATGATGTAACCGCCGGGCGACGGAGCCGGCTTGCTCCCGGCCCAGCCGGTGATGTCGGTGCCGCCAAGGCCACCCATCATGAGATGCTCTGTAATCCCGACGCCGGCTTCCATTGTGCCAGTGCCGTTCCACTGGGAGTACGCCGCCCAGATCAGGCTGTCGTGTCCGATCGTCGTAACGGTGACGCTGGCGCTGGAGGATTGACCTTGGTTCGGGACAAGTCCGCGCCAGCCGGTCGTCTGGTTCACGCCAGACAAGACGGTCGCCTGCATGATGACTCGGCTGATGGAAGTCTCATCGACTGTCGTGGCGACGACGTTTCCGGTTCCGGGCGTTGGGTTGAGAAGGCCCCACAACTCGACGGTCGTGCTGTCCGGGCTAGATCCTCCAGCTCCTCTCAGAATCTCGATTCGGCAGATCCGGGTCAGAGGCTGCATGCCATTCCAGATGACCGATCCATAGTCGTTCGACTGGTTGAGGGCGTTGGTGGCGAGCGACGAGAGCTGCACGAGCAGCATCGTGTCCGAAAGGTCGGCGGGCACGGTGAACGGAAGGGTGGCCGTCGGGCCGCCAGGAACAAGGTTGCCCTGGTTCTTGAACTGAGGGACAGGCGTGGCCATCAGGCGCGCGCTCCAGCCAGGGTCAGGTAGATGTCCGCCAGCGTGTCGTCTGGCGTGGCCGGCGCGACGATCTCGATCGTGTCTCCGGCAGAAAAGCTCACCGCCCCTCCGGTGGTGGAGAAGGTGGCCTCCGTAGAGCTGGCGGCGAACTGCATGATCCCGACAGCTACGCCATTCTTGCGGATGGCGAATTGGGTGAGCCCGGTGGCCGCAACGCGCGCCTTACCAAAGCTGCCGGCGAAGTCGTCCGCATAGTTGACGGATCGCGGGTAGATGAAGGTCAGGATGGCGCTGTCAGCGGCAGGGGCGCCGCCCACCTGGATCGCAATGTCGAACGGGCTGCCAGAGGCCAGGCTGTCGAGCTTGGTCTTGTCGGCAGGCGACATGAAGCCGGCGGAGTTTGTGCTGGCCAGCGCGTGGGCCGCGCCGCCCGCACCGACATGGGATTGCGGGGCCACGTTGGTGCCCGGCTCGACGGCGAGCAGGGCGCGAACCTGGGCCGGGGTGCGGTTGACGACGGCGCCGCCAACAACCGCGAACATGTCGCCTTCGTTGCCCGTGACGACGGCGGCGTCCGAAAGGTCGTTGACCAGGAGGCGGGCGTTGACGAACTGGGTGCCGTTGTAGCGCAGCGTCTGGCCGGTCGCCGGCGAGTCAACCGCGACGTCCGTGAGGTCGTCGAGCGAAGACGCGCCACCGCCTCCCGGACCGCCCGCCGCGGAGATCGTGATGGTGTCGGTGGCCGGGTCCGTGGTGATCGTGACGTTCTCGCCGGCGGCCAGGGTGAGCGTGTCCGTCTTGGCGTCGGCCACGACGGGCGACTGGCCGGGGACGGCGACGGTGGTGAAGGCGTTCTGGTTGGCCTCGGCGTCCGAGGGGATGCCGTCGAGCTTGGCCTTGTCTGCGGCCGACATGAAGCCGGCGGTGGCCGGCGTGGCCTCCGCGTGCGCGGCGCCACCGGCGCCGACGTGGGAGATCGGGGCGACGTCGGCGGTATTCGGCTTCTCGGCGTCCAGCTCTTCGAGCGCGGCCTGGACGTTCGTGGCGGCGATGTTGCCGGCGGGCGCGACGCTGATCTGGGAGGCGTTGTAGTCGCCCGCTTGCGCGGTGACGATGCCGCTGCGACCGAAGACGCTGGCCACTGTGCCGGAAACGGCGAACGTGATCTCGTCGTTCTCCGGGTTGGTGGTGATGGAGATGCCGCCGACTGCCCTAAGCGTCAGAATGTCCGTCGGGCCGTCGGCATTGACGTCGGACTGGCCTGTGACGCGAATGACACCGAAGGCGTTGCCGCCGCCGCCACCCGTCGAGGAGTTTTCCCATTTGCCGGTGACGGCGTTGTAGACCAGAGCTTGGCCGCCGGCCGGGTTCGTGATCTCGACGTCGTCGAGACCGGCCAGCGTCGGGGAGGCGCCGCCAAGGAAGCGGTGCGTGATCTTCTGGCCGGCAAGCGGCGGCGTGGCGAAGACGATCGAGCCGTTCTGGAGCGTGTAGGCGACATCCGGCTCCTGGACGACGTTGTCGACCGTGACCAGGCAGGCGGCCGCCGAGCTGGGCGGCAGGGCCGGCGTGAAAGTGGTTTCGACGCCGTCGGCGATCCAGGATTGGGCCGGGATGTTGACGGCGCCAGTAACGGCAAGAACGGCGCTTTGGGCATCGACCGCGGCTTGCTGTGCGTCATCGACGGCCTGAAACAGCGGACTTTCGTCGAGGACCATCACCCACTTGGACTCGTCGAAAATGCCGCCGCTGCGGTGTTCGACCTTGGCGATCCAGAAGGTGTTGTTGTGGGTAACGGCGTCGGTGCGCGCGTAGTCCGTGTTGGGCGCCCAGCCGCCGCGCACGCGCAGGAAGTAGTCGCCGGTGTCGCGCCAGCCGTCAGCGGGGTCGGCGTAGACGCCGACGCGGAACTGGATGGCGCCGGTTATGGGATCGACACGGAAGTCGAAGTTCTCCGCGTCAATGTTGCCGGAACCGTCGAAGATGTCGTTGAGCAGCTCGTATAGCGGGCGGCCGCCGATCTCGCACGCCTCGAGGTAGTCATCGAGGATGTGATCGCCGGTGAGGGAGCTGTGGAAGACGAGCTGTTCTCCGGTGGGACGGGTGACGGCCATGGGCTGCTACTCCAGGAGCTTGGCGGCGCGCGCCGCACGCAGGATGGCCGCCTTGGTGGCCAGCGTTTTGGCGTCGCCGAAGTCTTTGCGGAACTGCTTGATGAGGGCTTCCGTGCCATTGCGGCGGGGGTCGGCCATCGCCTCAGCCCTGACGAGGCGCTCCTCCAGACGCTGGAGCGCGCGGAGGACCTGGTCGATCTTCTGGGCGTGGCGCTGTTGGGCCTGAGCTACGATGGCCTCGACGTATTCGCGCACGGCTGGGTCGACGTTGCGCGCGAGCTGGCTCGGTTCTGGAGTCGTGCGCATCAGAGGCCGGCCTGGGAGAGAGGGATCAGGTTTCCGGCCTCGACCTGGGCGCGAACCTCGTCCTCGGGGCGGACGGAGGCGCCCCGCATCTTTTCGAGGAGCGAGATCTGCTGGCTCGGGGTCAGGCCCTGCTTGCGCTCTTCGGCGCTGATGCGGAACTGGCCAAGGTCGGAGACGCCCATGGCGCGAATCGCCTCCTCGGCGATGCGCCCGGCCTTGTACTCCATATTGAGACCCGTGTTGTTCAGGATCTGGAGCATGTTGAGCCAGGTCTCTGCATTGCGCGTGGGTTCGATGGGGAGTGTCCCGTCGACGACGAGGTAGTCGACGTCGCCTTGCAGATCTTGCACGGTGAAGTCGATGTAGTCGTCCTCGACCATCGAGGCGAGCAGGCCCGGCGTGTTGTAGGGGTCGACGCGAATCGAGCCCTCGTAGGCCAGGGTGTCCTGAATGTTGCTGACCATCATGCGCACCATCGGGCGGATGGTGGTGGCCGAGAGGATGCGGCTGAGGACGCCCAGACGCTGCGAGCCGAGCTGGGTCAGCCGGGCGATCTCGGTGGCCGTGCGGACGTCGGCGGTCGGCACGCCCTGCTGCGCGTCCGAGGCGGCCGAGACGCGCTGCTTGAGTTCGCCGAGCGAAGCGATGTCGTCCCAGTGCGTGCGGGTGACGTCCGGGATCTGGGCCACGAAGAAGCCCTCGCCGGCCTTGGTGCCGGGCAGGGTGCGCACGATGCCCCACGGATTGCGGTCGATCAGGTCCGGGAGCGAGACCACGGTGGGGTCGGCGAAGATGAGGTTGTTCAGGGCGGCCTGAACGTTGTCGACGCGCGAGCGCAGGAGCCAGGTGGCCAGGTCGTGCATCGGCAGCAGGATGTCGTAGAGCGACTGGCCGTAGGTCTTGTGGGCGTCGTGGTAGAGCGAGCCGATGACCACGGGGAATTGCTGGCCGTAGGGGTTGAGCTGGAGCCGGATGCAGACGGACTCGTCCATGATGGCCACGAGGAGCCAGACGGTGTGGAGCTGTGGCACGCCGATCTCAGCGCCGGACAGGCGGACCCAGGCTTCGTCGACGACGCGCGCCGAACCGAGCGAGAAGTACTGAGCGCCGGCCTGAATTTCGTTGGGCTTGGCCGGGTCGATGGCCAGACCGCGGCCCTCCTCGCGCAGCCAGCGGTGGGCCTCCCAGCCGCTAGTGAGCGGGGCGTGGACGTACTTGAGGCCGGGGTACATCTCGAGCTTCGGGTAGAGCCCCGTCTGGACCAGCGACTCGAAGGAGGCGAAGGAGGTGAAGACGATGAATTGCATCGCGTCCCAGTTGCCCCAGGAGACGCGGGGGTCCGGGAAGACCCGGCGCGGGTCGAAGTTCACGATCTGGTTGGTGTTGGACTTGGCGTCCCAGACGATCTTGGTCGGGGCAAAGCCGTAGCGCACGGAGTCGAGGAGGAGCTGGGCCAGGCGCGCCTCACCGGCGGTGCGGCGCATGTGCTGGTGGAGCAGGCGCTCAAGGACGGCGGCGACGCGCCGCGAGCGGCGGTTGAGCCCCTCCAACATGAACATCGGATTGCGGCCGGCCAAGGCCGCCATGAGGTAGGTCAGGACGGTGTCGGCGATGGCGCGGGTGTCGGCGATGACCGCCTTCTCGCGGAAGCGCGTGGCCTCGGGCGGCACGTAGACGTCGTGGGCGCGATCGGCCTCGCGCCAGTGGTCATACCGCTTCGAGATGCGGTCGTAAGACATCTTGAGCATGGCCCGCACGTACTCGACGATGCGCGTCTCCTGGGTCTCGTCGAGGAGGTGCGAGATGTCCTCGTAGCGCAGCAGCCTGTCGACGTGTTCGGACAGGTCGACGACGATGCCCTCCATTGGGAGGGGGATCGGCAGCGCGCGGTAGTGAGAGGAGGCGGTGAGCATGAGGGCTTTCTAGGGGCGACACGGCACCTGGGTCGTCCTGGCTATTCCCCCCAGCCCCGAAAGGCGTGCTGGTTGAAGGCGGCGCGCAGGCTGGACTGGGTGTTGCGGACCGTCTGGTTGAGCGAGCGGCCGACCTCGATCGGGACGTTGAGCATGTCCGGCGTGTAGAGGGACTGGCGCGACAGGACGTCGAGCGCGATCGAGAGGGCATCGCACTGGTCGTCGTGGGCACCAGACGGAAACTCGACGGCCTCCTGAACGAAGGCGTCGAGCCAGGGGGCGTCCTCCGGCAGGAGGACGCGGCCGCCCTCGATGAGCGGGGTGACGGAGTTGATGCGCGCGACCTTGTCGCTGACGACCTTGTAGGGGATGACCGAGATTCCGGAGAGCGCCTTCAGCTCTTGGATGAGGGACTGGCCGGAGGCTTTATCTTCGATGTAGACGCCGCGCAGGCCCTTGCCGCGCCAGATGTTGTTGAGGAGGATCGCGCGCCGCTTGAGTTCGGGGAAGTCGAGGCGTTCGCGGACGACGTCGAGAACGTACATGTCGCCGTCGTAGGCCAGGCCGGCCACGAGCAGCACGGAGTAGTCCGCGGTCTCGGTCTTCTTGAAGGCGGTGTCGGCGGCGATGACGATCGAGGAGAAGGACTGCGGCGCGTTCTCGGGCTTGTAGTAGCGCCACCAGTCCGTCTTGATGATGTTGCCGCCCTCGATGTAAGGCGACTGCTGGTAGAGGGCGGCGAACTCGCGCGGGTCGCGGCGCTGGATCTTCTTGAGTTCTTCGAGCGGGAAGCGCTCGGGCCAGAGGGCGACCTCCTCTTCCTGCCAGACGAAGCGCTTGGCCGGGGCGATCTTGGAGAGGGCGCCCTTGGGCAGCCACATCGGGTGGTCTTCGGGCAGGTGAGTGCGGATGACCTGGACGCCCGTCTGGCGGGTCGTGATGGCCTTCAGGTTGATGTGGAGCCAGGCGCCTTCCTTCCAGTCGTCGGTGGCCATGATGCGGCCGGCGACGTCGTCGGGGTGCCAGCGGGTCAGGATGACGATCTCGATGGGGCGCTCGTGGCCGAGCGGCTCCTTACGGGTGAGCAGGCCGGAGACGTAGTAGTTCCAGGTCTTGTTGCGGTAAGTGGCGGACTCGGCTTCCTCGCGGGATTTGACGGGGTCGTCGAGAATAAGGAGGTTCGCGGGGCGGCCCGTCGTCGTGCCGCCGATACCGACGCCCGCGTACTGGCCGCCCTCCCTGGTCCGCCAGAAGTCGCGGGCGCGGTTGGCGTCGTCCAGGGTGAAGTCCGGGAACGCCTGGGAGTGGAAGGGGTGGCAGACGTAGTCGCGGACCTTGCCGCCGAAGTCGGCGGCCAGCTCGCCGTTGTACGAGCAGGACATCACCTTTCGGCGGGCGTTGCGGCCCATGTAGTAGGCCGGGAACAGCTCGGTGGCGATCGAGGACTTGGAGTGACGCGGCGGCATGTTGATGAGCACGCGCCGGATGGTCTCGCCCTTCTCGTTCTTGAGGGTGCCCTTCTCGAGCTTGTCGAGGGCGTCGATGAGCTGGAGCTGAAAGTCGGGCAGGTGCTCCCAGTCCGGCCGCATCAGCTTGACGTAGCCGAGGAAGGATTCCTGGGCGTCACGGACCTTCAGAAGGTGGCGCGCCGCTTCGGCGCGCGAGAGCTTGGTCATTTGGGCGGGGCATGGCCATGGTCGCAGTGCTTCACGTCCGGCGCGATGCCGCGCTTGCAGACGGGGCAGAGCCAGCCGAACTGGGGCTGGGGCGGGAAGGGGCCGACGAGCGGCGGCGCGATCTCAAGCGGCCCGTGGGGCGGGATGTGCGTTGGAATCGGTGAGCCGTAGGTGATGCCTTCCGTGTTCGGCGAAGCGACGGTGTAGGGGTATCCGATGGCGGTCATCATTAGCTTGGGAGAATGAGACCGGACTTCGTCCGCGTGCGCGCCGCGTAGCGGCGGCGCAGCCGCTCGCGCAGGATTTCCGCGCGGTTCTCTGGGGTAGCCACGGCCTCGCACATGATCTTCCAGAAGTGGTCGACGACCGCGGACTGGCGCTTTTCCTCGGGGACGCTCGACAGGTCGAGCTGGCTCATCGCCTTGGCGAACTCCTGGAGGGTCAGCTTGCTGGGCATCTCGGACATGTGTCTCTCCTGCGAGACAGGGTTTTCAGGATTGCTCCGAATTGTCGGGCGACCGGGGAGGTAGCGCGGCGACAACGGGACTCCGGCGGCGGCCCTCCCCCCTGCCCCCCCGGTCGCGCATATGCGGCGCAACCACGCGCCTCTTCGGAGGCGCCAAAGGCACGTCTGGCAGGCACAGTTCGGGCACAGTTTCGGCTGAGGGCTGCTCGGAGCCTTGGGATTCCGCGCCTTTGGCGGCGGTGGCGCTTGCCTCGATAAGGGCCGCAGCCTCCACTTCGTGGAGCCCGGCGGCGATCTGCTCCAACTCAGCTCTGCTGAGTTCGGTCAGGTTCTTGTGGGTAACGTCAACCTGAGCGTAGCTCAGGTTCAGGTCGGGCATGACCTTGCTCACGAGCGTGCGCCAGACCTGCGCCTGGACGCTCGTCCACTTCCGCTTCCCTTCGACGACCTCCTCCGCGTAGGGGAGCGTCCGCACGACGATGCCCAGGACGTGGCTTCGCAAATGCGCGATTTGCGCGGGCGAGAACGTGGCCACGACCGATGCGTTTCTGAGCGTTCGGGTAGTCATTTCAGCGAAGCTGGCGAATTGCCGTGATCCTGTCGTCCCCCTCCGCGCGAAGGCGCGAAACCCCGAAGGGGTTGGGGCTCTCGGGGCGAGCCGCCGGGCCGGCCGATCGGGCCGCCAGACGGCTTGCCGCAACGCCTCAGACGCGAAACCCCGAAGGGGTTGGGGGTTGCGGCGTGGCGGGGCCAGCCGGTCCGCCACGGTCCAACCCGCACGAACGGAGGTGCGACATGACTGCGAAGTTTTCGACGATCTCGCCGATGGTGCGTTTCATCGGCCTCGACGGCCGCGTGAAGAGCGAAGCTCTTCGGCCGCTGCGCGTGCTGCCCAAGGGCGCGGGCTTCGGCGTGGTGCGCAAGGGCCACGTCCTGCCCGTCCAGCCCGCCGAAGGCGGCATGGTCGCCATCTGCAAGCTCGACGGTCCTCGCTTCGCGGAGGCCGAGTGCCGGGCCGCGAAGATGGCCGACATCGGCATGGCCACGAAGGCCGAGGCCAAGGCGGCCGCGCCCGCCGCGGAGCGCACGCCAGCACAGCGCGCCGCGACGGTGGCGATGCTGACCAGGGCGCTCGCGACCGCGAAGGCGTCGGGCGACGCTACGCGCATCGCGAAGGCCGAGAAGGCGCTCGCGACCGCGAAGGCGAACCTGGTCACGCCGCCGAAGGCGGCGAAGGCCGCCAAGGCCGAGGTCGCGCCCGACGTGGAGACGCTCGCGACCGCGCTCAAGGCCAGCGGCGTCGATCTGATCTCGCTCATCCAGGCGCTCTCGCGCTAAGCGCCGCCCTCACGCAACCGCGCAAGAGCCCGCCCTTCGGGGCGGGCTTTTTGCGTTCCGCAACACGCACACACGGAGGACACGCCATGTCCCGACCGCGCTTCGACTGGACCAAGCCCTACCTGCCCCTGCGCAGCACCGCCGCGCTCTACTCGGCGAACCGCGTCGCCGAACGCGCCGTCGCCGCCAGCCACGGGCTCGTCACGTATGACCACGCGAGGGGCAGCTGGTCCGACGAGGCCGACGAACCGACTCCGCCGCGCCACCGCCGCAACCCGTTCGCTCGCTAGGCGCTCATCGTGAGCCGCCGCCAGGTAGGCGACGGCTTGCGATGCGCACCCGCGCATCACGTCCCCAACAGCGATGGAGGCGAACCACGATGCAGTTCACGACGAACGCCGCGTCAGTGGCGAACCGCAACCTCGGCGTCTGCCGGACCACGAAGTCCTGCCGACGCTGCCTGGTGCGCGTCCGCCCCAAGACGCGGGCGTTCTGGAAGCGCATGTCGGCCCGCGCCGAGCGGCGCGTGCCGATCGAGGTCGAGCTGCCGGCCAAGCCGGCGCCGACGAACCACGAGCCGCCGATGCGGACGGTGCTCGTGGCCACGGCCAGGAACCCGTTCCGCGCCGTGCCGCACACGTTCCTGCGGCGCGTCTATCACGCCCACTGACGGAGGAGGGATGGGCAAGAACCTCATCGCCCCCAACGGCAAGCCGATCTGGGGCACGAAGGAGACCGTGCCCGGCGTCGCGGTCATCGAAGAGGGCACCGCCACGCAGAACGCGGACGGCACCTTCAGCTTCCAGCACTCCGGCGAGACCGACATGGACTGGGACAACCAGCGCACGGTCGAGCGCAACGGCCAGCGCGTCTTCGTCGATGAAGACGGCGGCGAGTGGCTCGAAAGCGAACTCAAGCTGGCCGACTGATCCGCATACGTCCCCAGACGTGCGCCGACTGTGGCATTCGCGCCACAGTCGGCATTTTTATGCGTCGAAAGACGTCTATCGGCTTGACGTAGACGTCTAAAGTTGTCACCGTCGCATAAACGAGACAGGAGACGAACCATGAACCATCCAAACCTGCGCATTGTGCCTCATCCGACCAAGCAGGGCGAGTGGGGCGTGTTCGGCATCAACCGCACCGCCGACCTGCGCCGCTCGCCCGTGGACGGCCGCCTGCGGCTGTGGGTACGTGATTGGGAGCTGCACACGTATCAATGCGTCGCCTCCTACGCGAACCTCGGCGAGGCCAAGGCCAAGGTCTTCGCGGACGCCACGCGGCTGCCGCCGAAGCCCGAGCTGGCGCACCTCGACGCAGAGCTGGGGGTGGCGGCGTGATCCGCCGACTCCTCTCCCTCTTCCGTCGTCGTCAACGCTCGACGCTGCCGAACGTGCATTACCTCGCCGTTCACATGGCTGCGTCGGAACCAAGGAGCGCGCTTCGATGACCAGCCAGACCGAAGTGATCCTCGCCGCCCTCCGGGGCGGCGAGCGACTGACCCAGCTCGACGCCATCTCGCGCTTCGGCTGCACGCGGCTTGCCGCGCGCATCCACGAGCTGCGCGAGCAGGGCTACGCCGTCCAGACTCGGACAATCAAGACGCGGACCGGGAAGCGCATCGCCGAATACTCCATGAAGGCGTCATGAGCGACAGAAAGCCGTGCGCCTACTGTGAAGACGAACCCGAGCCCGGCTGGATCGAGATGCCGAACAACGGGCCGGTCGTCCCATGCCCGATGTGCAACAGAGACGAGCCGTATGAAGGAGAAGCCTGATGGCAGGTGGCAAGGGCAAGTCCAAGAAGCAGGGCCGCAACAGCAAGTGGTGCGAAGCCTACCGGCTCCGCGGCCAGCGGGAGATCAACAAGGCGCGCAAGCTGGCGCGCCACCTGCGCCGGTTCCCATGGGATCGGTGCGCCCTCGACGCGCTTCAGGCGCTGTCGCCACTCGTCCTCAAGAAGGCGGGCGTCACCGTGCCTGAGCTGAAGCAATCCCCGGCGGAGAGGCGCCGCATTCTCGGCACCACCCTCACCGCCCTGAAACGTGCGGACCGTTTCGGAGAAGTCGCATGAGTGAGCAGGTTCAGCAGACGACCTCGGAAATCCTCTCTGCCTGGAACGAGCGCCTGCTGGCGCTGGCGGACAAGATGGCGGAAGCGGCGAGGGAGTACGGGCCAGACGTGGCAGATGCGGTGTTGGCCGTGGCGCGCGTCGAAGCGGCCGGCGGCCTGGTCAGAGGCGCCATCGGCATGCTGATCCTCATCACCGCCATCAAACTTGGGGTCCGTCTGACCCGCACGGTGTGGCGGGGCATGATCGAGGACAAGGTAATCGCGGACGCCGAAGACAAAGTCCCCGCCGCGCTCTTCATGGGCCTCTTTTGGCTGCTCGGCGGTTTCACCGTCTTTGCGATCTCCTTCGGCATCTTCGACGCGGAGAACGTCCTCGACCTCTGGCATTGGGTCGGCCTCTTCGAGCCCACGCTCTGGCTCGCGCACAAGGTGCTGGGGCTATGACCGAAAAGCCAACCGTCATCACTTGCGATGCCGCCCTCAAGCGCATCGAAGGAAGCGTCGTCACCGAGACCGACGAGGCCGTGCTCAACCCGGACCCGTCTTCGACCGTGACCATCACCAGCGCCGAGCAGCTCATGGCCCTCGCCATGGCCGCGCAGGAGACATACCGCCACTTCAGCGAAGAGATCGCACCCCGAATGACCGACGAGCGTGCCGTCGAAATCCGCCGGCTGCGCGTCGACGAAGGCTACTCGTGGCGGGCCGTCGCCGCGGCCACCCATGAAGCCTGGGGTTCGGACGCCACCTGGACGCCCTTCTCCAACCAGCTCGCCGGCATGGCGCTCTGCAAGATCGCCGCCGAGCGTCTGGGAGAGAACGCCGGCGAGGCACCCTGGAACTGAGGCCAGACGCACAGACGCAATAAACCCCGAAGGGGTTTGGGGTTTGGCCGAAGGGCCAACCCCGGCCCCGACCAGACGAGAAAGGAACGTGCATGACCAAGATCCGAAAGCTGAACAACGCGCATCGCGCCATTCTCGCCAACCTTGCGGCCGAGCGGTTCGATGATGCGGCTTTGGCAGCAAAGGAGCAGCCAGCCATCGACGCCGCCGTTCAGGCGATCGTTGCTGACCTGACCGCCATCCCCGCCTCCGAGATCAAGGCGCTCAAACGCTTCGGACTGGCCAAAGAGGCAACGTACCTCTTTATGCCTAGCGAGTTCCGGATCTACGACCGGACTGAAGATCGCGTCATCGTGGCCCGCCTACCTGCCACGTTGACCAAGCCCGAAGTCACGCCAATCGAGGATCGGGGCGGCGCCCGCAACTGGGACGGCAACCAGCAGACCATCACGCGCATGAACTGCCAGCACCTGCGGGAGCGTGGGTTGTTTCGGTCAAGCGTCGCCCCTTACCAGAGGGGCGCTCTGGCCATTCCGGCCACCGCAACTCCGGCCTGCCTGTGCAGGACGCTGTATCACCTTAGCAGCGGCGCCGACAATCCGGAGGCCGTCTGGCTCCACACCGAAGGGGTCAAGCGGCAGCGTCCAGACAAGACGACTTACACGGTCGATCGCCTCGCCGACGAAGCGAGCATCTTCAAGGCCAAGACGCAGCAATTGGTCGAGCAGATGTACCGCGTCGGCCATGACCGTTGGCACAAGAAGATGCTCATGGTGCAGGGCGTTCTGACCATGATCCGCAACGCCACCTCCTATGAGGAGCTGTGCGAAATGTGGCCGGAAGCCAAGGATGTCGAGCGACAGCTTTTCCCGGAGTCGGTTGCGCCGGTGATGCTGCCTTCGACCCTGACCGAAGACGTCCGCAATCTCATCGAGGCCAACATGAAGGCCCGTGGCGTTGCCATCCCAGCGAAAGCCGCCTGATCTCGCCCGACCAGACGGAGACCGCACATGAAACTGCCGAACTGGATGTCCCGAGCATTAGGCATCTACGGCACCAGCAACAAGCTGCTGCGACGCATCGCCTTCACCGCCGCCGCCGCTCTGGCGCCGACCGTCACCATCCTGATGGCGGACGTGATCGGCCCGATGGCGACCATGTGCATCGTCCTTGGCGCCCTGCTGGGCATGGCGGCGTGGATCGCAGCGAAGGACTGACGGAGACCGCACATGGCACGACAGAAAAAGACCGCCGACCCGCTGGCCAAGACTGCCAGCAAGGCGCTGAGGGGCGAGGAGAAGCCGTCTCCGGCGGACGTGATGGAGCACGCCGCTAAGCAACGGGCAAAGTACGACGCGGAGCGGAAAATGAAAGAGCAGGCTCTCAAGCCTGGGCTCGTCGAGGTAACGCGCGCGTTCAGCCAAATCGAACGAGAGGTTCTGCTGCACGCTTGCAGCCTGGCTTGCAGCTATTACCCCAAGGGCGGCCCCCACTACGAGGTCGCCGTCAACCTTCGATCGGCTTTCGAGCGTGACTTCGCACAGGGCGCTTCCGCCACGGAGACCGCGCCCAAAGAGAAGCGCTCCGACCCCAACATGGTCCGCTGCACGATCACGGCGGAGTTCAAGCTCGAACATGACGGGTTCTCGGACCTCACCCTGACAGACGCGATCGACCAGATCCAGGAGGCCCTCGACAGCCTTAACGCCTACGGGTCGGCCAGCGCCGTCGTCGACGTGCCGGCCCAGACCATCCGCATGTAACCAGACGAGGACAGCAGAACATGAACGTTGCGCAGCTCGCAGACGGGACCGTCGCCACGGCCACGAATGACGCCGCGAAGAAGATGGGCTTCCGCTTCGAGACCGAGGAGCTGAAGGACAGGGACGGCAAGGTCATCGACACGATCGAGTACGTCGTCGTGACCGACGTCTACACCAGATCATGGCTGAGGAACGCGGACCGGGATGGGGTTTGGTATCAAGACGCCCCTCGGGCGCCGGTGCAAAGCCTTTTCCGGCACATCGTCTCCATGCGTCAGTACGCTGAGACAACGAAACGCGACCGCGACTTCGACAGCCTCCGCCGCCTCCTCGCCGAGCTGGAAAAGCGCTTCGCCGATACACAGGCCACCATCGACGCCATGATCGCCGACGGTGCTATCACCTTCGACTTCCTCTGGTACGTCTTCCAGAAGGGGCAAAAGATCGTTGGGCCACACCGGGACACCCTGGTCGGCGGCGAGGTCGAGATCGCAGAGTACGGCACTTCGTGGTTCGGACGCTACTTCAACATCATCATCACCGTCGTCGACACGAACGGCTCAAAGTTCATCCACCGGAAGCACGACTTCCGCATCAGTTGGTTCAAGGGCACCGTGAGGTTCGACGAGCTGCCCGTCCGGCCGCTCAGCGACGCCGATCGTGAGACCCTCACCAAGCGCGGGCGCATCTTCCGAGACGTCGCCATCGGCGCCAACTACCTCCACTACTCGGGGCACCTGATCCGCAAGAACTGGTGGTCGACGCAGACATTCCGCGCCGAGGGCCGGGTCATGGTCGACCTCAACAGCATGAAGCGGATCGACGACCAGTACTTCCGGGACCGCTCGTACTTCGACGACGACGACTCGTCTGGCGACCCCTTTGAGGAGCTGCCGGACAGCCAGCTCTGGCGGACGTGGCCGTTCGTCCACGGTTTCAGCTTCGCCTGCAAGAAGTGGGGTGAGATGCGCGTCGAGCACCTGCGGCCCATCGAGTTCAACGACGCTGCCTTCGACACGCTCGTCCTCGACCCCGACAAGAAGAGCCTGATCCTTGCCCTCGTGCAGAACGCCGGCCGCACCTTCACCGACGTCATCGAGGGCAAGGGCGGCGGCTGCATCTTCCTGCTGCACGGCACGCCCGGCACCGGCAAGACGCTGACCGCCGAGGCCGTCGCCGAGATGCTGCACCGCCCACTCTACAGCGTGTCGGTTGGCGAGCTGGGCACACGCCCCGACGAACTCGAGGATCGCCTGCGCCAGATCCTCGACATGGCGCAGATCTGGAACGCCGTGGTCCTCCTCGACGAAGCCGACATCTTCCTGGAGGCCCGTGACGAGCACGACATCACGCGCAACGCCATGGTCGGCGTCTTCCTGCGTCTGCTGGAATACCACCAGGGCGTCATGTTCCTGACCACGAACCGGGTCAGGAACTTCGACCAGGCGTTCCACAGCCGCATCTCGATCGCCCTCAAGTACCCGCCGCTCGATGAGTCCCACCGGGAAGCCGTCTGGCGCAACCTGCTCAGCGCCGCCGGCGTAACCGGCCTCGACCCGAAGGCGCTGGCCCGCTTCGAGATCAACGGCCGGCAGATCAAGACGACCGTCCGTCTGGCTCAGTCGCTCGCCAAGTCCGAGGGCAAGCCCGTCGACGCCAGCCACATTGAGCGGACGGTGCTCGTCGCCAAGCAGTTCCAAGAGGACCTGGCGGCGTAACGGAAGCACGTTGACCGGGCGGGGCTGCGGCCCCGCCCTACGGAAGACGAGTCATGAGTGCAATGACAATCGCGCTCGGCATCGTGACCGGCTACCTGCTGTGCCGGATCATTGCCACAGCCAGCAGTGAGTGCGGGTTATTCGGAAGGGACGATACAGACGGCCCCAAAAAACGCTCCGGTCTACTGCTCTACGTCGATCGGCGCACCGGCGTTCACTACGTCCGGGCCGACGCATTCAGTGGCCTGACGCCACGTCTGGATCGTGACGGGAGGATCATATGCGAACCCGTCGAATGCGGAAACCACGAAACCCCATCGCCAAAGCCCTCCGAGCCCTCAAGCCCAAGCGCGTGAAGCCGCGCAAGGGCAAGGGCTCGTACAGGCGGAAGCCACGCAGCCAACGCACAAGCCAAGCATGATCGCGCTCGCAATCATCGGCGGTCTCGTTGTCGCCGCCGTCTTGGCGTTCGGCCTCTACAAGATCCTGATGTGGATCGACGGGGCCGACCGCACCAGAAGCACTCGACGTAACAAGGGCAACTGACCCATGCGTATCGTATCTCTCATCGTCGCCGGCATCGCCGGCCTGCTCGGCCTCTCCATTCTCTTCGGCTCCTGGTACACGGTGCCGGAGGGGCATCGAGGCGTCATCACCCGCAACGGCGCCGTCATCGGTATCGCCGAGCCTGGCCTCGGCTTCAAACTGCCGATCATCGACAGCGTCCGGGACATGAGCATCCAGACGCAGAAGGCAGAGTTCCCCGATGTGGTCTCCTATTCGAGGGACATCCAGCAGGCGACGAGCCGGATCACGGTGAACTATTCGCTCAACCCGGCTCATGTGCTCGACGTCTACAGCACGGTCGGCGTCGACTACGCCGAGAAGCTCGTGATCCCCGTCGTCTACAAGAGGGTCAAGGAAGTCTTCGGCGACTACACCGCCGCAGACGTGGTGGCCAAGCGTGAGCAGCTCGGCACCGACGTGCTCGAGGCCGTGCGCTCCGGCATGTCAAACGACTGGGTCCGGATCGAGTCGATCCAGATCGAGAACATAGACTTCTCCGAAGCCTACGAAGCGGCCGTCGAGGCGGCGGCCAAGGCCGAGGCGGACGTGAAACGCGCCCGCCAGGAGCTGGAGCAGGTGAAGGTCAACGCCCAGCGCCAGGTCGCCGAGGCGGAGGCCAGGGCCACGGCCACCAAGATGGCGGCCGACGCTGAAGCCTACGCCACGAGGGCACGGGGCGAAGCCGAGGCGGCAGCCATCGCCGCCCGCGGCAGGGCGCTGCGGGATAACCCCGACCTCGTGCAGCTCATCGCTGCCGAGCGCTGGAACGGCGTGCTGCCGACGACCATGCTGCCTGGCTCCGCCACGCCCTTCGTGAACATTCGCTGACGCACGCAACCGGGTGGCCGGCGCCTGCCGGCCACCCTTGCCGGGGGTGACGGCATGAATATCGACATCGAGGTCATCCAGACGATCGCACTGATCGTGCTGCTCGTCTGGCTCGCCAGGCAGCAGAGGAAAATCGACTTCATCAATAGAGCCTGTGCCTATCAGGAGGCCAAGCTCCTCAACCTCCTGCGCATCGTCGTCAAGATGGACGGCGGGCGCGTCGTCGAGACCGAGGTCAACGGTCTGCCGGCTCTTCGTGTCATCGGCGGGAAGCACTTCGGCCCAGACAACCAGAAAGACGCAGCCTGATCCACGAGGCGACCCATGAACACCCTCAACATCATCGACTTCATCATCCTTGGCCTGATCCTCGGCCTCGCCGTCTGGCTCGCCGTCGTCAACCACATGATGGTGCGGCGCACGAACACCTTGAGGTACTGGAACAACCAGTTGAACCACAACCTCCTGATGCTCATGCCGCTGCTCAACCGGATACCCGGCGTGCGCACCATCGCCATCGACCCGGACAGTCTGAAGGGGGCGAAGGAAGAGGCCGAAGAGCCGGACGTGCTGCCTTTCGGGAAGGACAAAGACGTTGCGTAATGGCCAACAAGCGAGCGCGGCACAAGCAGATCCGTCGCTACCGCCGGCAGCGCCGGACCTTCTGGAGGTCTCCCACCGGGCAACGCATTCAGCGCCGACTCTCTGAGGCGCGGAGGCAGTAACCCCCGAAGGGGGTTGGGGGTTCGGGCCGGGCCAATCCCGGCCCCATCCCAACCACCACGAGAGGCGAATGACCTACAAACTCGACTACGCCGAAGCCAAGCGGGCGCTCTCGTCCCGCCTGGAAGAGAAGCGCGCCTGGCTCAGGAGCCAGGTGACGGAGAAGTTCAAGACAAACAAGCGTAACATCGCCGCCGACATCAAGGCCGCCGTGGAAGCGAGCCCCATCTGCGGCACAGGCCCGAACCAGCACAACGTCCGGCCGACGTTCTCGGGCGTGCGGGACTCCCTGGCCTGGGAGGTTCTGCTCGCACTGCTCGTTGAGCATGTGAACTGGGGCGATGTCCTGAAGGCCATTAAAGCGCCGGCCGCATTTAGCCGCGTCGACGCATCAAGCAAGTCCGGCTTCGCCTTTGGTTGGCCCGACAGGCTCGGGCCAGGAAGCGTCGCCCGCATCGTAGACGACATCAACTCGCACACAACAACAGAACCAATGATCGAGAAGCCCAACCTCTCTGACGCCTCCGCCGGGGAAGCCACCGACTGCTTCGACGCCCTCGTGCGCAAGATGCTGCGCAGCATCATGAGCCAGCGTATCGCCGAAGGGCACGAAGGGAAGATCGACGCCGACGACATCAAGGCCGCCAAGGCGGCCGTCCTCGACCAGTTCCGGAACGCCTGGGGCGACGACACCAAGAGCGTTGCCGGCATCGTGAAGCTGCGTGAGGAGGGCGGCAAGGACCCGGACTACCTGGAGGACGCAGAAGAGCCGTCTGGCGAGATCGCCCAGCGGATCATGAAGTACGTCACCGAGACCTACGGAGAAGCCTACAAGATGGCCGACGCCGCCACCGCCACCGAAGCCCCCGCTCCGAGCGCCGAAAGGATCACGATCGACAAGGGCTTCGCCGTCGGCATCAACGCCATGCTGGGGCAGGCCACGTCCGGCAAGTGGACGGACATCAACCAGCTCTTCGATGCGCTGGCCAAGTCGGGCGAGATCATCACGGTCAAGGAGCGTGAGGTCAACGAGCTGCGCCGGAAGCTGGCGTCCGTGCCAACCACGCCGACGACCGTGACGGCCAGCGCGTCTGGCGCCTACCCGTCGGGCAAGGTCGTCTGGCGCAACGCCAACGAGGTCTTCCCGGCGCCGACCGGCAAGAAGCAGAAGCTGCTCGACTTCGACGTGCCAACCTTCGAGTGGGACGGCCCGCATCCGCTCGTGCCGATCAAGGACGAGAACTACAAGTTCAAGCCCGGCAAGCTGGCCTCCCTGCTGTGGGCCATCGCCCGCAACAAGAAGGTCTGGATGCACGGCCACACCGGCACCGGCAAGTCGACGCTCGTCGAGCAGGTCTGCGCCCGGCTTTCCTATCCGATGGTCCGCATCAACTTCGACAGCGAGATCACCCGGATGGACCTGCTCGGCCGTGACGTCCTCAAGAACGAGAGCGGCGTCACCAAGTCCGAGTTCGTCGAGGGCATCGTCGTGCAGGCCATGCAGCAGCCCTGCCTCTTGCTCTGCGACGAGATCGACTTCATCCGGCCAGACGTGGCCTACGTCTTCCAGCGCATGCTCGAGGACAAGGGGCTGCTGCTGGCCGAGGACGGCGGCCGTCTGATCGTGCCGAACCCGATGTTCCGGGTCGTGGCCACGGCCAACACGCAGGGGCAGGGCGACGAGTTCGGCGCCTACCAGGGCGCCCGCCCGCAGAGCCAGGCGCTGCTCGACCGCTTCACCACCTGGATCGAGGTCGAGTACCTCAAGAAGGAGGAAGAGGCGAAGCTGCTCCAGGAGCTGGTGCCGGCGCTCAGCGCCGACATGGCGGAGCAGATCACCAACTTCGCCACCGAGGTCCGCCAGGGCTTCATCCAGGGTGACACCTGCCAGACGGTCAGCCCCCGTGGCCTGGCCGCCCTGGCCGAGGCGGTTGTCCACTTCCTGCCCCTGACGCCGAAGCCGAAGGACGCCGTCGAGTTCGCCCTCGACATGACGATCCTATCCAAGGCCACGAAGCAGGACCGGGCGCGCATCAACGAGTACGTGAACCGGACGTTCAAGTGAGGCAGGGGTGCGTAAGATGCACGAGGGAGGCGCGGCATGAGCCGCGCCTTCAAGATCGAGCCGCACAACATGGAGCTGAACAAGCGCATTGGGCGGTCTGTCTGCAAGCACTGCGGCCTGGTCGCCCTGCACAACCCGTTCAGCCAGTGGTCTGTGCGGATGGGGTGCAACAGCAGGGAGCACCCGGATTACGAAAGGCAGCGAGCGCAAGCGGGAAGGAGGCCATGAGCCGCGCCTTTACTGCCTACGTCGTGTTCACGACACGGTTCCACGGCTTCAAGATAAGCTGGAGCAGGCGTGGCCTGCGCCTCAGCCTCGGCTGGGTGCAGTGCGGTCTCCTGGGCACCGACATCGAGGTCGCCTACCACCGGCTCCAGAAGCAGGTCGCCCTCGCCCAGCAACGGGCGATGGCGGCGGACACGGCCATGCACCAGCTCGGCTTCACGCCGACCACCGACCTGATGGGCAACCCGTCCATCTGGTCCAGACAGAACGCACCGACAACCGACACGAGGCACTGATGGCCAAGAAAGGCTCAGACAACGCCGTCGCCAAGGCGATGGCCGAAGGCTACATGCCGGCCGGAACCTTCATGGATGCGACGTCGGCGGCGGCCCGCACCTTCAGCCGGGACGGCAAGCTGCGCGTCGTCTTCCAGGGCGAGGTAGCGGCCACCGACGGCGACACGATCTACCTGCCGGCGCTCGACCAGACGAAGACGCTGACCAAGGCGCAAGTGATGATCGGCCGTGGCTACTGTGACCACGAAGCGGGACACAACAGGCACACCGACATGCCCGCCTACAAGGCGGCGGTGAGGGCCGCGGAGGAGCGTGGCGACAAGCTCTTCCCGCACATCCTGAACGCGCTTGAGGACGTGCGCATCGAGAAGCGCATCATCGCCGACTACGTCGGCTCGCGTGAGAACCTGGCGGCGGTCCACCACGCCGTGAACCACGAGTTCCTGACGGAGCACCTGCCCAAGCAGCCCGAGGCCGTCGAGGACTGGCGCATAATCGCCCCGGCCGCCATCACCTGGGAGGGCTTCCAACGGGCGGGTTACGACGAATTCACGCTCGACGGCTACACGCCCCGCAGCCACGCCGAGTGCAAGGCCAAGCTGCCGGCCGACCTCCAGCGCAAGGTCGAGCTGTGGATCGACGCCCTCGAAGGCTGCCGCAACACGAAGGACGTGATCGACCTGGCCGAGCGTCTGTGCAAGGAGGTTCATGAGCACGAGAGGGAGAAGCGCAGCGGCGGCGGCGGAGGCGAAGGCGGAGGCAAGAGCGGGAGCGACGGCGCGGAGGCCGGTAAGCGCGAGCGCCCCGACACCTACACGGTCGAAGCGCCAGACGGCACGATGACAAAGGCGCCGGATACGACCAGCAGCACCGGCGGCGTGGGCGCCGGCCCCGAGAAGGTGGACCGGGTCTACGATCCGGACAGGGAAGCGCCGCCAACGCCGATCGGCACCGAACTCAACATCAAGCGCGTTTTCGGCGATGCGTCGACTTCGATCGAAGCCGGCTACAGGCCGTGGTCAACGTCGCACGACAAGATCCACACGCGCCACGACGGCCCCGGCAAGTACGTCGGCGTCGACAAGAGAGGGCGGCCGGACTACTCGAACAACTTCTCGTATGGCCACCGCCTGAGCCGGCCGTCTGGCGACAGCATGTACCGGCGCGCCCTCGAGAACGCGCAGGGCAGCACGAACCAGATGCGCCGCAAGCTGGAGCGGGCGCTCATGGCCAAGCTCCGGGCCGACTGGCGGGGCGGCCACGAATACGGCCGGCTCGACACGAAGCGTCTGGTCCCCGCCTACAACGGCGAGTCGAACGTCTACCGCATGAAGGAGGAGGCGCCGGCGCTCGACACGGCGCTGTCGATCCTGATCGACCTGTCTGGCTCGATGTCCGGCTCGCCGGCGTACCTGGCCATGCAGGCGACGATCTGTCTGGCCGAGGTTCTTGAGAAGGTCAACGTGCCCTTCGAGGTCCTCGGCTTCAACAACTCGTCCGGCTTCCTCGACGAGGCCAGTGCCAAGCAGTACCAGAGGGATATCAACGACGGCAAGAAGTACAGCCGTTGGGAGCCGCTGGACATCTACGTGTTCAAGGACTTCAACGAGAGCCTGCGGGAAGCCAGACGGGCGATGGGCCACATCACCGCCTGCGCCGGCGGCAACAACTCCGACGGCGACGCCGTCCTCGTGGCGCACCGCCGCCTCATGAAGCGGCGCGAAGCCAGGAAGATCCTGCTGGTCATGTCGGATGGATACCCCGCCCACATGAGCAGCTTCGGCAGGCAGCACATCTACAACTGGCTGCGCAACGTCGTCGACTATGTCGAGCTGACGGGCGTGAAGCTGATTGGCATCGGCATCATGAGCGATGCGGTCAGCCAGTTCTATCCGCGCTACCAGGTGCTGAACAGCCTCGCCGAGCTGCCCAAAGGCGTGCTCGACAACATCGCCCGCATGCTGCTCGGCGAGCGCTTCCGGGTCGACAACAAGGACCTGCTCTCGGCGGACCGGGCGGTGTCGAAGGCGCTGGGCAGGCGGTGAGGCATGCTCAACATCTTCGAGGGGGGGGGGGCCGGATCGGCGACAAGGTCCGCACTAGAGACGGTCAGATTGGCGAGATCACCGCGGTCGACCCGTACTCAGGCCGAGTCCCCGTCGCCATCTCCTTCGGGAACTGGGGCGCAACATGGTACTGGGCCGACGGGACCTATGGCGGTGTCGACCCAGGCACGCAACATCCCCTCAACATCGTGGAGTTTCCCTACCCGAAGGAGCAGGAGACGCCGGCCGCAAGGCCGGCACTCTTCGACGAGTGGGAGTGAGCGATGCGAATACTCGAGAAAGGAGAGCGCGTAATGGCCAAGAACGGCGTGAGGGGAATCGTCATCGACGTCGACGTTGATGACCTGGAGATACCGTACAAGGTCAAGTTCGACGACGGCCAGGAGCTTTGGCTCCATTACGATGGCGATCCTCACTGCTGCTCCGACCATGATGGCTACGCGCTGGTCGACGACGCATCTGCCATGACGCTAACCCGCCTGTCCAAGGTGTTCGATGAGTGGGAGTGACCGATGCTCGAAGGATGCGTGGTTGGCGATCGTGTCCGCTGCAAGAACGGGGTGATCGGCACGATAACGTACGTCGACCAGAGCAATATCCCGTTCTGCATCTTCCTCCCTGGAGCCGGAACAGCCTGGTACGGGGCAGATGGGAGGATCTGCTCGGCCCTGCCGGAAAAGTACGGGACAACGGAAGATTGGCGCGTCGTGGCGGCGAAGGTCGGGGATGACGAGAAGCCCTTGGAGAAGCGCGTACTTTTCGATGAGTGGGAGTAACCCATGATCGACCTGAGCAAAGCCGAAAAAGGCGACCAGTTCGTGACGATAGATGGCCGCATGGTGACGCTCACGGGTGGCCCCGATAAGGACGGTGACTACACCATCCACGACGGTAGACAGACCTTCTTCTACAGATGGAACGGACTGTTCGTCGGCGAGGAGGATAACCCGGACTACCCCTGTCATCTGCGCGCTCGTGTGGTCGAACTTAAGGCCGAGCGCACACCAAAAACCGCCGTCTTCGATGAGTGGGAATAAGCGCCGCCGTCGATACACGGTCGCGCTCGCTTGGCTCGCCCTGCACGAAACCAGAGACATGCGGTTCTGGCTGCGGGTGGCCAAGGCGGTGCGGCGGAAGCGGATCAGACACAAGGATCACGAACGGATCAAGACGGTGATCGAGGAATGTCAATGAAGCGGCCAGACTTCACCACGCTTCCGATCGGCACTGTGGTGAAGGACTACTGCGGAAGAAACGTCGAGATCATTGACGTGCGAGACGGGTGCGTCCGGATAAGGGCAGAAAGGAGCGGGGACACATACTGGTCTGCAGCCGACGGCAGGATCGTCAGGTACTCATTGGGCCTATCGGAGCCGCCGCCGATCGAAAGTCGGACCACCAGTGAACATGGGGTCTGCGTAAACCTAGACCCCGACAGCGTGCCGCAGTGGGCTACAGCCAACGGGGGGCGGCAAGACGAGAAGCGAGCCAGCGTGTTCGAGGAGTGGCAATGAGACGGGCGGTGGACTTCACCAAGCTGCCCATAGGCACGATGGTGCGGCTCAAGGGTGTCGGGAGAATACCCGTGCGGATCGTTGACGTGGAGCCCGGAAAATGGGTGGCGGCGCAGAGGGCCGCAGACCCGCTCGGCTCGAGGCAGTGGATGTGGACCCGGAGCGGGCGCTACTGTGGCCCCAAAATGCAGGTGGACCACGAGGCGCCGAAGCCCCGCTTCAAGGGCGCCTCGGCGAGGGACCTCGACCCGAACACCATCAGGCTGCCGCAGGACGAGCCGGCGAGAGAGGCGGGCGCGGCGCGAAGCGTGTTCGAGGAGTGGCAGTGATGGACTTCACCAAGCTGCCGCCTGGCACGATCGTGAAGGATGGGCGGGGTGTTGAGCACAAGATCATCCACGCAAAGGACGGTTTTGTGATTGTCGAGAGTGTGGCTGGTGGCTCGCGCTACCTCCACCACAGCAATGGCAGGTACGTAGACGACCCGTCCGATGAGTTCACCCTCCTGCCGCCAGACGACGTGCCGGAGCAGAAGCTGAAGCAAGACAACGTATTCGAGTGCTGGCAGTGACCACGACGACAATCGAGGAACTGATAGCGAAGATCGCGGACGTGGATAATCAGGTGGCGGTGCTGCTCAAGGAGAGGGAGCCGATCGACCGGAAGCTGCGCCGTCTGGATGGCAAGCGGAAAAGGCTCATGGATGACTTGGGCAGGGCGATGCTGGAAGCGCTGAGCCCGGATGATCGCCTCGCCTACCTGCTGTCGCCGGAGAGCGTCGACGTCAGCATGGAGGTCTACCGAGAGCGCGAGCGCGTTATGCGCGAGCTGGGTTTTACGACAGGCTGCATCTGGAGCGAAACACGCCAACCGGTGCTTAGGGTCGCGCTGACCTATGGCGACCCGAAAAGCTTTGAGCGCACGCTCGATGGTATCCGGAAGACAATCAAGTACTACAAGCCGCACGCCGACGGGTGGGTGCGTTACGGCGTGTTCGAGCACACGCTATCGGAGTACGGCATGTACACCCTCCTGGTTTCGCCAGACGGGGAGACGGCCTGCCTCACCAAGACCACCTACGGCCGCACGGAAGAGAAGGTGAAGGGCACGCTGCCAACCGTGCTGAAGCACATTCAGGAGCACCACTGGTACGACGGACGCAAGCGCTCCGACGACTGAAATCCGCACACCTGCACCAAGGAATGCAGATGACCACCAACAACGACATGGCCAAGAGCGTCGCCAGGAAGATGCTCGGAGACCTGGTCAAGACGGAGAAGAAGGAGGAGCCGCGGCGCGCCTACCAGCCCCGGACGTGGGGCGATGACCCGCTCAACGATCGCGTCGACGACCTGTTCCGCGGGAACCCAGACGACCTCTACACGGCAGCGGCGCAGAGGAGGTCGCCGCGCCCCGTCAGCCCTATGCGGCAGAGGGCCAAGCCCTGGTACCCGGACGTGGCACCGAAGGGCCGGCCCTGGACCAAGGACGACATAGACCTGACGCTGCCGGACTTCCTCCGGCGAGACCTGGCCAGCACGCTGACCCGCAAGGGGGTGAGCCACGAGCCGGACAGCGGGGACCGGCGGGGCCAGTTCACGGAGGGGGAGCTGGAGAACCTGATCGACATCATCGTGAGGGCGTCTGGGACGGTGCTGGAGCACCACGGCATCATCTGGAAGACGGAAGGCGTCAAGAAGGTGAGGCAGGCGCTCGGCGAGGTGATGCGCAGCCACAGCCTGTATCGGCACCGGGACGGCCAGTACAGCCTGATCTCGGTGGTCAAGAGCGAATCCGAATAGAGGACGGAGAAGCGGCCCTGATCTTCAGGGCGGACGGACGGATCGAGGTCCTGTACCCGGCGAGGGTGCGGGACCCGCTCCCCGAGGCGCTGCTGTTGGCCTTCGGCTGCGCCATGGCCCTCGAGAACGAGGGCTGGCGGGCAAGGCTGTTGCAGCGGACCTTGCAGACAATCGTGGAGTGGAGACGTGAACGCGCTCGAAACGATTGAGTCGGTGATGCAGGGGATGAGCCTGGACGAGCTGACGACCATCGGGCGACTGGCCGCGGACCTGTGCAATGAGCGGGACCCGAAGTCCGGGTATGCCTTCAACTTCCCCACGAACGCGCTCGCACTGAGCGGACCCGGAGTAGCGGCGGGGCCGGCCAGGCCCCGGCGCACCGGGCCAGGCATCATGGCCTGGATGAAGTCGGTCGGGTCGGTCGACCTCTCAAAGCCCGGCGCCTACGCGGTCGACGGGAAGTGGCTGCGCCTGCGGGAGATCGAAACGCTGCCGGAGGACGCACTCGTGCTGATCGGCTGGGATGAGTACGGCGAAAAGCGGTATGCGCTAGCGCGGCGGAAGAACGGCTGCGCGCTCCAGACCGGCCCAGGGAAAAGCACCAGGATCAATGGGCTAAAGCACGTCGCGTGCAGCGAATGCCCCAGGGACGCCCCGGAGATACCAGCCTCCTTGCAGGGTAAACCCTGGGGGCCAATTTATGCGGCTCTTAAGTCTTTGGGCTATAGCTAGTCACTTGCGATTGCGTCGCAAGACGTTTATGCAGACGCATTAGAACCAACTAAGGAGAACCGCAGGGGGGCAGGAGGGATCTGAACAGCGCAATAAAGGAGAAAGAAGGGCGAACATGCCACAAGACAACATGGACTTAAAAGCAATGGAAGCGTTGCAGTTGGAAGTCGAGCGACTTAGGGCGCAAGTAGAGGCTTATGAGCGTCTTATTGAACGTCTAGTGGGGAAGACAAACGCCCCCACCCAAACACCTGAGAAGGCACGGGACACTTCCGCGCATTCACGAATAGCAAAAATCTTGGCTACGTTTACAGTCAAGCAGCACTGTGCCTACCAGATGCTAATGCGCGGAGCGTCCAATGCCGAGATCGCCGAGCGCATGGGCGTCACCGAGAGCACCGCCAAAGTGTACGTTCGGGGCATCATGAAGAAGCTAGGGCCAGACGTCCACACACGCGCACAAGTCATCCTACTGACACGGGATGCTTACGAGGCCATCCCGCCCGAAACCTATCGGGAAATGTCGCACGGCGTACCCAAGGACTGGGACGCGACTTGGAGCCCGGATGCACCAGACGCATACATCTTCCGAAACGAAGAGGAGTAAATGTCGGAGCTGAAGCTGAAGGCCCGTGGTGGACGCCTTCAGATCGTTGGGTACTGGAACGGGAAGAAAGTACGGAAATCCACTGGCTGCAAGCTGCATGAAGTCGAGAAAGCCAGACAAAAGCTCAAGGAATTAGAGGCTCAGCTTACACTTGGCGTGACGCCCTCAGCGCCCGCTAGTAGCGCCGCCAAGACTTTCGACGATGCTGCTGACTTGTACCTGGGGAGGCCGGAGGGTGTCTCCTACCACGATCGGTGGCTCGTCGGAGATCTGCGCAAGTACTTCGGGGGCCGCAAGCTGACAGACATTACGCCGGAGGTCATTGCCCACTGGGTGCGGGTGCGGCACGCCGGACACAAGCCGGGGTCAGTGAAGCGAAGCTTGGTTACACTGGCCGCTATCCTGAACATGGCCTACAAGCACGACTGGCTTCCGAAGCCGCCGAAGGTCCCGATGCCGAAGGTCGACGACGAGCGGACCCGGCGCCTGACGGAACCGGAGGTTGAGCGGCTGCTGGCAGCGGCCAAGCGGCGGGCGCCGCATCTCGTCCCCATGATCGTCTTCATGCTCTATACGGGGGCCAGAACGGGGGAAGCGGCGCGCTGCACCTGGGAGCAAATAGATCTGGGGCGCAAGACGGTACTCTTCACGACGCGCAAGGGCGGCAAGACGCGGCGACGCATCGTGCCGCTGCACCCGAAGGCGCTGGCCGTCCTGCTGTCCCTTCCACACCGGGAAGGGCGGGTATTCCGACGGAGGGACGGCCAGCCGTGGACTATCGGAACGAACGGCAACTTTCCGGGGCTGCACAAGACCCTGCGGCAGGTCATCAACGCGGCCGGCATCGAGGACTTCCGGCCCTATGACATGAGGCACACCTTCGCAACGAACGTGCTCGACGCGGGCAACGACATAAGGGACGTGCAGGAGCTGCTGGGGCACACGAGCTTGGTCATGACGCAGCGCTACACGCACGTCAGGCACCGGCTGCACGATGTCGTGGCGCGGCTGAAGATGGTGCGACCGTGGGAGTTGATGGCCTGA